TGGTCAATATACCTCAGAAGGCAACCTTACCAGTAGAGGTTAATGCTGGTGGCGGGGGTAGTCAGGATGAAGGCCCATCACCATTAACACTAGTAGGACTACTACTAATGTCTGCTGGTGTGGTAACCGCAACATTCTCCGGTATCCAGATGCTTGCTAAGCGTGGAATCTAAATAAACCAAAGGATAGGAGGGGCAGGGACTTGACAACCTGCCCCTTCTTCCTGTATAATAGAGACACGTTGAACAAAGGAGAAGCACTATGCGGGACTTTTCTCTCACAGAGGAATGGCTAAGCAAGTTCATTAAGGACACTAATCAAGAAATCATTCTTCTTTATGGAAAGATTACAGACCTAGAAAAGAAGGTAGAGCATTTTGCCTCCAAGAAGTAAGCGAGCCCCGGTAGTCAAGGATGGTGGGATGTTCGTCCCCACTCCCGATGTTCAACTAACCAGAAAGTCTGGTTGGTGTATGGAGTTCCCAGCGGCGCATGATAGATGTCCTTATCAACTTCTTTCGGGCAAGTGTGGGTGTGACTGCGGTCATCCCCATTACAAAGGAAATAAGTAATGTCTGTTTCAACTCTAAAAATGTGCTCTTGTAAGTGTAACAAATCCAAATCAGATAATCTAATGATAGAATTCCTACGAAAGAGAAAAACTAATGCCTAATGCCGAAACATCAAAGCGCACCTTCTACACTACACCCGCTCGCTTCTGCGAGGATGCTCTTGCCATTATGGGCGAGGTATACGGAATCGGAGAAGACAGCGAGCAGCACCCTGAGGACGTTTTTGTCAACCTTAGTGTTGTTATGCAGATAATGAGTCTCAATACTACCAAAATTATGAATGCCTATTGGAGGCGTTGATGCCCAACTACAGTTATGTGTGTGCCTATTGTGGGCCAGCAAACATCTTTCAGCAGATAACGGAGAAGCCCTTGACTTCCTGCCCGGAATGCGGCAAACTAGGGTTTAGGAAGTTGTTCACCGCCCCCGCTATTTCCTTTAAGGGAAGCGGTTTCGCAAGTAACGATAAGGGGAAGTAGTGAGATATTTTATGGCTGATCCCGACAATAAGGAAAGATTGCTTAAGGTTCCTCACCGGGTAGTTATTGAAATCCAGAAAGACTACGCCGTTCAGACGTTTGAGGAAATGAAAAGAGTAGAGTCTTTTGCCTACATCAATGCCTGCATCTCAGCAGGAGAGCGGATCATGGACTATGCTGATGAGTCTGAAATGGCTAAGGACTATTCTAACTACAAAGTCATCGATGGTATGAGATACATCGAAGTCAGCACAGCGGTACAGTGTGCGCTTGTCCCAATTTCCACTATGCTTGGTGGGAAGGACGATGAGAGGACGGATGATGACTGACCACGAACCAATGTGCCCGTGCAACAACGCCGACGAGCGCGGCTGTTTCCTCATCAGCGCTGAGACTGGCAAGTGCGTGTCCTGCGTGTGTGGAGACAAGATGGACACGGCTCTAGGCGGTGAGCGATGACTCACGACCCGCTGTGCACCACGGTACTGAATACCGAGATGAGCGAAGCGTTCTGTGACTGTGCCCTGATCGCCCGTGTCCGCGAGGACGAGCGGAAGCATGAGATTCCCACCACGCTCTCCTACGCCGCTGGCCTGTCCGCTGCGCGGGAAGCAGTGGTTGAAGTCCATCGCAAGTGGGGATACCCGCAGCAACTCATCGACAGCAACGTAATCATCGCCGCTATCGACGCATTAAAGGAGGAGTCATGAGCATCCAGCGGTGGCGCATCGACACAAGCGGGAGCGAGTACGTCACTTACGCCGATTACGTCGCTGCCCTAGCCGACGCTGAACAGCGAATGGAACGAATCACCCGTGAGGACGACAACCGGGCGCTGTGGGACAACCGCCAGTGGAACGCCGCGCTGGACGCTGTGCGGAAAGCGGTTGTCGCTACGGATGCTCCATGCAGCGGCCTGTGTGAGTGCATACCGCACGCCCTCGCCGCTATTGACGAACTCGCCCGAGAAGGAGAATAACTAATGAAGCGACTACTCATCACGGGTTCACGAACGTGGACAGACTACGCAGTGATCTATACTGCCCTACTTGAATACCAGAAGAAGGTAAATGAGTCCATCACTGTTGTCCACGGTGGTGCTCGTGGTGCTGACTACCTTGCTCACACGGCAGCAAAGCGACTACTTCTCTTTACTGAGCCGCACGGGGCAAAGTGGGAAGACTTTGGTAGCGCCGCAGGACCCATCAGAAACAGGGAAATGGTGGAGTCAGACATAGATGTCTGCTTCGCTTTCATTCGCAAGAACAGCAAGGGAGCAACTGGCTGCGCACGCATGGCTGAGCAGGCAGGGATTCCCACAACCTATTGGAGAGAATAATGAGAAGCGATATTGACTATGATTTTGACGAGGCACTCGGTGCCCTGCGCGATGCGGAGGCTGCTGTTGAGCGTGCTCGCTACACCTATAAGGATAGCGCACCAGAGCCCATCGACCCCAAGGACATAGAGCAGGCTATTGACAGATGTGTAGAGAACTACACAAAGATGCGTGATCGTCAGCCCACTACCGCTGAACTTGCTGATGCTATTCTGAGTGCTGTGGCCTTCTAAAATATAATTCCTTTTTAAACTGTTCGTGCTATAATGCAAACGAAAATTAGTTTTTGGGAGTGAGCAGCATGTACGGGCGAGGACGAGTAATAGAAGCAGATGCCATTGTTTTTCTCATCAACGAGCAGAGAAGTGCTATTGCTGAATACAGTACAGACTATGAAGTAGGGTATGAACGTGGTCTAAAAAAGGCAATGGAAATCATTTGCCGTTACGTCGCAAAAATCTATGGGGGCGAGATAGCCACGATCCCTCCCATCGTCATTAAGACTGCCCCGAAAAGGAGATAAGATGGAAGAACGCAGAGTAGCGCATAGGCGTAAGTGGTCATCCCCCGAACGCCGGGTAAGGTTAGGAAGTCGTCAGCATCCAGTAATAGCAACCATTATTACGACTGCTGTTGCTTCTGCCGTTGTCGTGGGTATTGCCTATGCTGGGGCCAACATCGACAGCATCCTCAAAGGAACGCCCTACGAGGCCGCTGGCTGGTGTTCAAATAACCCCGTATCATTTACCCTAGACCTAGGTGCTCTCCCGCCAGAGAGCCATTCTAGGGCCATTAAGGACGTAAAGTGGGCCTTCGACCAGTGGAATAGCGCCACTGGCTACACTTTCGCCTATTCAGGGGAGGTTTCCACTGACTTCAATGTAGCAGAACAGACGATAACTCCATCACAAACACTAGACAATAACATCTACATGGACTTCGCTCCTGTTCTTGATGAGAACCCCAAAATCGCAGGGCTTGCTGGTCCTATCGAACTCTTGCCCGGTAGAAATGAAATAACATCTGGCTTTGCTGTATTCAAGTCAGACTATTTCCAGTCTGCCCCCACCTATATGCGTCGTCACCTCATCCTTCACGAGTTAGGGCACGCACTAGGACTAGGACATAGCACAGACGCGAATGATGTCATGTATCCCATACTCAATAAGTCACAGGTGCTTTCCACGGATACGACCATGACGCTTGAGTCCTTCAAGAAGATGTGCGAAGTCCAGCCAACCATTACCACAGATAGCATCGGAGAGTAAGATGATTGACACAGATAAACTCTTTGCTGCCTACAACACAAAGAGGCAGAGAGAGAATGAGGACCCAGAGGCATACCCATCATTCGTCTACAACGCAAAGGGAGACTATTTCAAGTGCGACCACACGGGGGTGTTCTTCCGTGGGGGAGTCCTTGATGATGATTCCCCAGATGAGGTAGCATCCTTCCTGTCGATGGTGTGCCGGGTAAAGGTGACGGACGCTACAGTATCCCACTTGAAAAAAGTCCGTGAGGCTGTTGACTTTTCCACAAAAATTCTGTAGAATAGTCCTATGAACAGAAAAGACTACTCACAGAACGAGCAAACACTTTCAAGAGTTATGGGACTGATGAGATGCTACGAGTAACGATAGAACTGGTGCCCTTCGGTATAGAGGAAGAGGCACGGGAGATAGGCAAGATGGTTATTGCCAACGACGGTAGCAGAGGCTATGGCGTAGGAGACTATGCCTATGCTTTCACCTACACAGACAGACCCGCCAATGTTTCTACCGGCACCATCAAGAACTTCACTCGTTCACTTGGAGCATGGTCGCTGGTAAAGCGCATCCTCAACAAGCGCACAGAAGAAAAAACCCCACTTACAGAAAGATTGGAAGAAAGACTGTGAGCATCCAGCGGTGGCACCCCGTAACCGACTACAATACCGCGTGGGCCGAACCCGATCCAGAGGGCAAGTGGGTCACCTATGACGACCATCTCGCCGCCCTCGCCGCCTTGAAAGCAGAATACAGTGATGGGGCATCGACGACTGCTATTGGAGCAATGGTGGCTGGCTTGGACCATGCACCTGTAAGAAAGGGGCAGGCAATGATGAACGAGCAGCATGACCCCTTCTGCCCTAAGAACACAGAGCGATGGACACCATGCCAATGCTCCTTCATTACCCTCGTTCGTGAAGACGAAAGAAACAGGAAACCATCCAAGCAGATGGGAATAGCAGACGGACACCTCAAAGGAGAAACATGCTAGTCTGGGTACAAGCACGCGACAAGGAGACAAAGGAAGAGTTCAACGCTATTCAGTCCTTCGACAACACCGCTATTGTAGTCGGGTACTTGGCAGGAATGACCGCACACAGCGAGTTGATAAGTATTAGTCTAGAGTACAGTGATGAAGATGAAGACCTTGCAGGGGCATGACTATGACAACGGTATGTGCGTGCGCTGCAAGCGCAGTTATTTCCAGACGATAGGCACAGTGTGCGACAAGGAGAAGAAATGAATACGCTTGTATGCAGATGTAGAGGATGCACCGTGGCCTACAACGCCGGTAGACAGGATGCTGCTGATGCTGTGGATAACCTTCCCCTACTCCCTTACCAAGGTGAATGGGCAGTCAAGTACAAGGATGCTATTGAGGCAGCCTTGGGCACACCCGTCAAGCACATCACCGGAGCAGACTTAATGAGGGATAAATGATTATTTTCATTGAGGTAGAAAAAGGGCATTCCATACGGCAGGGTGATCCCAAGCCGGGAGGCAGAGGGTTTGAGATTTGGTGGAGGAAAGATAGGGATAACTGGTCTGACTTCCTTGGCTGGATTCCCCCAGAAAAATTTGAGGCAGAATACAACTACCACTTATCCACAGGCGATCAGGTGTTTGTGAAGTACCTTGTTGACGATGGAGTAACCGGGCATCCTGTATAATGGGGGTATGAAGATAAGCACCCGCTATCAGAAGTCAATTGACTCCTATGTCTTCCGTGAAGGAAACATTCCCCGCAAGGACATAGCGAATCTCACCGACAAAAACCTCATCACCATCATCAAGACTTGGACACATCACACGCTCACGGCTGCTGAAATAAAGGAATGGCGTAACCACGCCAAGCATGGCTACAAATGGTAGAAAAATTCCCACAAAAATTTTCAACTTTGGAGCCAGATGATTTCCAAAGATAATTTCAATAAAGATTTTCCAAGAAAAATTTCCAGCAAAAATTTGGGAAAAAATTTTCCAAAGAAAGTTCAGGGCAGTATGCCCTACAAACGCTTCAAGAAGCCACACGAGGACAGGACAAGGAAGAGCAATGAAACCCCCACCGAACATAACAAGCAAGAGTAAGGGTACTGTAGCAGTAGTCACCACCCCTCGCCGGGTAATCAAGGAAGGCCGTCAACCCATCATAGGCGACAGTGCCCACTTCATCACGGTACAGACACACAGGCAAGCAGGCTATTGGCCCCAAGCCAAGAAACAGACTAATGATGCGGCGCAGCCGCCCACCAAGGCCCGGTAGTCAGTATTAACCCCCCTATAAGAAACATACACATATATATATACCCTGATAGAAGGTGTTGATAGCCCTGTGGATAAGGTGTTGACAAGGGATGGATGTTACTCTACTTACAACTAGATGGTTGTGTATGGTATTAGATTGGGTGGGGTGTGTGCGCGGCAATATACTTAATCTTCGTAATCTTTATCAAAAAACAGCCTATTTCCCCCTATTTACTGCCAAAAACACCCGATTCTTGCCATATTTCCTCCAAAACAGGGTGTTTTTTGCCATTTCCCACAATCCTTGACATTTGAGCGATTATGTGCTATGCCTTGACGATATCCACAGGCAGACAGCAATAGGAGTCATAGAGACAGGCTGCTTCCACTGCCTTATGTATTCTCTTATATGGGGATTTGACACTATCAGAGGTGAATAGGCTTCCTAACGCTACCCCGAAACCTGAGCCAGTAGCAGTCTCCTTCACCTCTATCACTCCCCAATCATCCTGCTGCACTTCCCATAGCATCCCCTTAGCACCAATGAGAAGGCTTGCAGCCTCTCCCTTCTTGTTGCCAAAGGCTTCGATAGCAGCCTTGTACTGCTCTACGATACTCAGACGCAGTGTGCCATACATATCACCATCGTCAGGTGTGGGGATATCAAGGAAATCAAACAACTGCCCGTTCCCGAATGAACCAGAGTAGCCGTAGGCCCATCCATTGTTCACTCCCACCTTAGGCCGGGTAGTCGGAACAATAACTCCCCCTCCTGATGCCCCTCTATCTCCCCCTATGTATGTACTACCATTATGGGTAAGACCTACGATAACCGTCATGTGCTCCTGCCTTCCATTAAGTGGTTCGTAATATCCATTATACAGGATACCCTGCCGATACCCGAAAATCTGTGCAATATTTCTGTGCGGTTCGTAATCTATTTTCCTGCAATTCTGGGGGTCCTTCGTAAATGGAGGGTGGTGTCCGATATGGTAGGGTTTGGGAGGATTTGTGCATGAAATTTTCTTGGGCTAAATGGGCAAAATGTCCGATTTGTTAATGTGCGAAATGTCCGATTTGGGTGATATTGTCCACAGGTTATGCACAGGGGCCGCGCCCCGCCTCACTTTTCTAGACTATGCTCACTTAACGAACTCTCCCCATCCCCGAACACCAACAGTGTGCATCCCCCCATGAGAAAGAACACGAAGATTAGTGCGATCACTCCCCCCACGAATGTAGTAATGAAGTCATCACCCCTCTGCTGATTCATCATTGTCTCCCATCTCTACCGCCGAATACACGATGGTGAACAGCCGACTAGTGAGTTCTGGTGACTCCCAGTAGGTCCGACGAACATCATGCTTGATCGTTTCTTCCTTTGTTGTCTGTAGGTAGCGCTCCAACTTATTCGTCGCCATTGTTCCACGCCTCCGTAACGTCAGCAATAAGAATACCACGGTGGTCATAGAGATAGACTGAGGCATACTCGGGGTAGATAGAGTCAGACTCAATAGACTCTACCCAATAGACCTTATCGCCTTCCTGTACCCGGCTCCAAAACTCATCCTCATCGAATGGCCCCTGTGGGAATGAGATGTGAGACTTGCCTTCATCATTCCACGCAAGCGAATAGCACTCGCCCATTTCTCCAAGATCGTGGACCTCGGGGTCCAGTACCCATACTGTCATTTCACTCCTTTGCTTGGTTCTATTCTACCAGAAACGGGGGCAGTTGTCAATACTAACTACCCCCGCTCTGGGACACCGACCCATACAGGCCAGCGGCGGTTCCCATCCCAAGGAACACTAATCAATCCGGCACTCAGGCCAGATTGTAGCCAGCACTTCCACCATCTGCCTACACTTTATATCTTGGTATGCTTCCGGTGTCCAAGACTCGGGATAAAACCATTCCTCAGCAGCAGTGTCCCAGACATTGCCGTCAAGATACTTGGTCTCATCCTCAACAGACCACTTGTGGGTATGGTCGTTGTATGACACGATGTAGTGATATTCCATCTTAAATACCTTCAATCAGATTGACGGGAGTAGTGATACGTCCACGGAAGCGACCACATGGCCTATCAAGTTGGACAACAACCTTGGTCCTATTGATCTGGACGATAGTTCCCTGCTCACCAGCAAGGTACTTGGGCCGGGTATTGGAAGTGTAACGCACCCTATCCCCTACATTGTAGTCAGTAGCCTTGGGAGCAAGCGCATCCATCCTACTCTTGATAGTCTGCATCATACCATCAAGGTACTCATCAAACTCTCCATTCAGAATACCCGCTGCAATAATGTAGTAGTCATCGAACTTGATCTTGGTTTCCATTTCATTTCCCTTCATTAGATACCCCACGGTGGCTTCGCACCGTCACGCTTGGGGTCTGCCCCCATACGCATAAGTGCTGTTTCCAACTTAACAATAAGACGACCAGCGGGAGTCTGCCAGTAGTCGGCGGTCTCACAGGTCTGGTAGTCATAGCAACGAACCAGATGGAGCGCTTGGTCCATACTCTCAGGGTCATAGTCGTCATAGTGACGCTGAGTAGAGGCAAACGGCTTCGACCAACGATAGGAGGGGGTCCGACCTCGCTCGCCATAGCGATAGTTGATAGACCTGTGATTCTCCTTCCAGAGCATCTTCCCCATGTTGGTCTTGTCTGCCTTGGATACCCCCAGCATATCAGCCCAATACACAAGAGCGTCAATGTGACGCTTGCTTACGATCCATGCACTCATGCCAGTTCCTCTCCATCCATCGGGACCAAGGAGGGTGTAGTTCCCCCAGCCAAACTCTTCCTCTGCCCATGACTCAATAAGTGAGATAACTTCTTCGTCAGTAGGATCAATGTCCATTTCCCGCAGGTAGGTGCGGGCATCCTCAACGTTATAGGTAAACGTCTGCTGGGCCATGATATACTCTGGTAGCATTATGCCTCCTGCCAGTTAAAGTAGACACGGGGAGCGTGAGTAAACTCAAGTGTGCCCTGCACACCGTCAGACTTACGATTCACAACAACAAACGGAGCAACGAAACCAAGAACCTCAAAGTCCTCTTGCAGTTCTTGGGTGTTCCACTCAGTCTTCATAGTCATCCTCATCCTACTCACGGGGAGCATCGTCCATAATTTGCAGGGTACCGGAGGAAAGCAGCCATTCCAACTGTCCCATACCGTCCAGAATCTCATCAGACTCAAACTCATAGTCTGCCTCGTGCCCACCGCACTCAATGTAACCGGAGTAAATCATCACTCGTCCTCATCCTCAGGCTCCTCAACACTGTCAATTTCGTAGTTGTCAAATGGCATAGTGTAGCCACCGTTGGCAGAGTAGGCCGACCAATTCTCGGAAAACTCAATAGAGGCAGTGTTAAGAGCCTCATCGTAGGAGTTAGCCTCTACCTCAAACGAGTCAGAGAAGTAGGCATTGACGTACACAACGTAGGTTCCCATCACGCACCGCTCCAAGAGAAGTTGGAAACATCATCGACATCAATGCTGATGTTGTCAATGTCGGAGGTATAGGAGGAGAAGTGGACCTCACCAGAGACCTCGGCCTCAATGTCATCGCAATCGAAGCCCACCAGCGGCACGGTAACGTAGCCAGAGAAGTGGAAGTCACCCTCAACGTAAATCTCCTGCGTGAGAGAGAAGCCAAAAATCTTAGCAATAGGCTCAGCATGATCCTCAAGGTCCTCAATGTTTTCCTTGAGATACTCTTCCAACTCAGCAATCATGCGGTTCTTGGTGTTCACGGTCTGTTCCAGCCGCTCAATGCGCTCAGACATTGCCAGCACCTCTTCGTACTCGGGCATTTGTTCCTTTCACGGAGGGCGTTTCCCTCGCTTCTATAGGTCTAAGTATACCCTACTCTGACCCACAGCGCAAGAGTTTCGCCAGAAAAATCTTAGAATTTTTTGCCCAAGAAGTTCGGGATAAAATTTGTGGAAAAAATTGTAGATAAATTTTCGGGGCCGCGCCCCGCAAAATTTTCCAGAAAGATTCTGACGCACATACCGACCACGATCACAAGACAAATTTGGTGAGAGGAATCCTCTGCGCAAATTGTAATACTGCCTTGGGATTAATGAAGGACGACCCCGAGATTCTCAGGGCCGCCCTCCACTATTTAGAGATTACAGGCCAGCGACCTGCTTAACAATCCCAAGGAGCCGGTTCTTCTCCGCATTCGTGGCGGCATCAAAACCAGAGGCAGCAGCCAGAACGGCGGTTGCGTCACCCTTGCGGGGGTTCCTGTACCAATCCAGTCGTTCGGTCAGGGCATTCAGGCATCCCCACGCAGTACCGGCGATCATGCCGTTAGTCTCACCAGTGTAGATAGAGTTGATCGTGTCAACCTTCTTCTCCCACTTGGAGAACGAGCCCTTAGCATCCTTGTCAGGAACCGGGTAGGCAGCGGTGATGATGTCGAAGAACTGCTTATCGCTAATCTCCTTGGCAATCATCTCAGCAGCCTGCTTGTCGAACTCATCCATGTAGGCGTGAGCCAGACCAAGAGCCTCACGAGCAGCAGCAATACGGCCCTCAAGAGTCTGAGTGTGACGGATACGGTAGGACTGCTTTGCAGCCTTGCCACGAGCGCCAACAGCCATGTTGAGCGTGTTCTGGCAGACCACACGGACGGGGGTAACGCTGGCCTGAATAGCAAGCGAGCCGTCATGCGAGGTATGAACCAGCAGGTAAGACTTCACCTTATCACTGACACCCTTGGGGTCAAGGACAGTCTCACGCTCAAGAGCGAGGGAGCCGAACACGACGGTACCATTCTTGATAGCGCCAGCAGTCTCCCAGCGAGCACCGTCAAGGATGTTATCACCGAAGGCAAACAGTTCCTCATTCTGGAGCACCTTGTAACGCTCGCCCACGACACCAAGAACGTCCTTCTGAGAACGGTCAAACGGGTTGGTGCGAACGGTAGAGAACCAGTCCTTATGACTGTTGGTATTCTTAGGGAACTTGATCGGCTCAAGCCGAACGTTCCAATCGTTGAGGTGTGCTGCTGCCAGCATTTCCTCGGTAGTGACCTCATCCTCAAGGATGGTGCCCAGACCATGCCATGCAGGCTGACGCAGGGAGGCGAAGGTCGCCATATCCTCGTACTGCTCAAGCATATGTGCCATTTTGTTACTTCCTTTCGTGAGGGACAATCCCTCGTTGTTGTTATAGTCTAAGTATACACGATCCGGCGCAGGTTGTCAAGAGGAAAATTCATTTTTCCTGCGATATTTTTAGTTAGTCCGTAATCCGTTTCGGGCAGGGTGTCCGGTTTGACCCAGTTTGGGGGAGGATCGAATGTCCGTTTTGCCCGTTTTGGGTGTCCGAACTGTCCGATTCTCCCCTTTTTGCTACTCTAAGTATACCGGACTTGGAAACCATTGTCAATGTGAGATAGATCACACGGGGCGCGGGTAGGGTTAGGGTACCCTTACTCCCTATTCAGTGCAGCCTCAGCATAGAAGTCCTCATAGCCCATCATAGGCTCATCAAAGGATGCCTTCATCTCGGCATGGTCCTCGTCTGTGAGGTCTTCCCACATTGTCTCGGGGTACTCATAGGGATCACCGTAGTAGCCGTACTGCTCATCAGTACCCCAGCCACACGACTCCATCACGAAGTCAAAATCGTCATTCATCGAACGTACCAGTCCTCATCAGAAATATTGCTACGGGTAATGGGGGCCAGCATCTCAAAGCCCCACAGAGCGGTGGTGCGCTCGCCACACACCGGGCAAGGACCATAGGCAACGTTGGTCCAGTCCTCCCCACGCTGGTGGATGCCAGCGAAAGGCATGGCGTTGTGGAGGCCACGACCCTCATAGGCGCACTCTACACAGTCGATAGTGGCGGGGCTGTGAACCGCTTCCTTGGTCTCATTCATAGTTCTACTATAGCATCGATGGGGGCTGTAGTCAAGTCCTGAGAGTGTGATGTGTAACACACGGGGGCGCGGGGCCTACTCGTCCCCGAAGCCCCACGAGTCAAGGGAATCCTCATCGAAATGACCCCGCATCATCTGCTCAGTGTACCAGCCTTGAGCGTCGAAGCCGTCTGAAAACTCGAAAATAGCCATTATTTTCCCTTTCTGTTGACACTACAATACCACATAATTGCTCTGGGAGTCAACTTCTGGTGTTGTGATGTCGGTCACAGGGCGGGTCGCGCCCCGCAAAAAGTATTTGAGTAGTTTTACATCATACTCAGGATGTTGGTCGAAAGGAAAGAGGGAAAGGTACCTCACATCTTTCGTCCATTCCCCACTATGACCAGTAGTGAGGAAGTTGAAGGCCACCTTTATCCCCTTGCTTGGGTGGCATATGGTAAGAGTCTTATCTCTATCTCATAGAGTGGGGTCTTACCGTTTTTTAATTAGACAGTAACGTTGGCACGGATGCCCCGTGGGAGGGTAGAGAAGATAACGTCGTCATTGACGGTCATCTCCACGATCTTCCGACCGTTGTGCTTGTGGATATCTAGAACGGTACCACGGAGGCCCGAACGGGAGGTACGGTAGGTGTCGCCAACCTTGACTGACTTGGGCTTGCTCGGCATATGTATTCCTTAGTGCTGTAGTGGGTCTTTCTGATGACTCAAGTATACCGGATACCGGCGCTATTGTCAAGTCACGTTTCGGTAACGCTACTCTTCGTAGTCGGGACTATCCAACACAATACAGGGAAGCGTATCGGTATCAGATACCTCAATAGACTTAAACTCGGACCACTCATCTAACAGATGAATGATGTACCCGCTGCCGGTGGGAAACATGGAATTAATGACGTACTCACTGCCACGGATAATTACCCTGTCCCCTACTTCAAGCGAATAGACTTCTATTCTATCAATGACCTTCATGCGCACCCCCCAAACAACGGGGTATAGAAATAGATGTGAATGTCTAGGGTTGACTTCCAGAGTGAAATCCAGTCCCCAAACTCATCCCCATCGACATAGCACAGGAAGTCGTTATCAGTGTAGACGATCCATTTGTCCTCGTCATCATCATAGGGCATTTCATAGACGTGTGCGTTCATCCGAACCACAGCGCCAAAAAGCCGGTAGCCATGAGAACGATGTTTTCCAACAGGAAGGGGGGAATTTTAATCTTCATTACTTATCCCTACTAAAACCGTTGTCGGTCTCATCAATAGTATCTTGGGCAAACCCAATGAGGCTTGCCTCAAACTTGCGTGCATGATGAGCACAGAATTGCAAGGGAAGACCCTTCTTGTTTGCCACCCGCACCCATGCTCGCTGAATACAACGGTCGCAACGGTCCATCAAGGAAAGGACAGGGGCAGGAGGGACAGGCTCATAATCGGCGTTGTCGATAAGAGTCTGAACAGGACTTCCCATTAGATTTCTCCTCTCAGAATAGCAGCCTTGATATAGTTAAGGTCAGAGGTATTGTCATAGGTATACTCAAGGATTTGATTGAGCACGCTTGCCTCATCAGGAGTAACCATGAGGGTGGCATAGACAAATTCAGTATTCGGCATTACGGTGCTTGGCCTTCCTAGTATACTTGCTCTTATTACGATGGGGCTGGGCAGCATTGGACCGGCGAAGGTCCTGCCAATACTGCACTTCCTCACGGGTCTTCTTTCTTGTTTTCATCATGGTAATACTTTACCACACTTTTCGTTGGATGGGAAGAGGCAAAACGGACATTGGAGTGTGATGATTGTCACATTGGACCGCGCCCCGCCTCAGATTTTTACCCTACAGCACTCAACGCATCAGCAATATCATACTTGACATTCTTTAATCCGATAGTCACAGTCTCTATGCGATCCTCTGCGTTCTCATTCACAAATGCAAGACTCTCAAGACTGTCAATGATCTTGTTGACCTCATTTGCCGCACGGTAGAGAGCGTGACGCATAGCAAACTGAGTCTCAGTAAGTTCCTTGTTAGACTTCACCGGAAATCACTATTTCCTTTCATCGTTCCAGCGCTGGATGCAACTCTTGCACCTACGCCTACCATCTACATATTTTGTGTTCTCGTCATTGTATGGGTGCCCCCACTTGCAATGGGTCTTGGCTTGGTTGGCGTGTCGGCCCTTGGACACCATATCTCCAACGTTGTCAGCAGGAGAGCCTGCTCGCAAGTGCCGTGGATTCACACAGGAACGATTATCACACAGGTGCATAACAACATCGGGCCACTCTCCATAAGTCAGGAAATATGAGAGTCTGTGTGCCTTCCAATAGTTGTATTGTCCATACCCGCCGGGATTGACATACCCTGACCACTCCCAACATTCATCGGGAGCCCCCATGACTACCCTCGCCCAGAACCGGGCAGGAGCCTTAGAATACATCTGAAACATCCAGAATCTCAAAGTCCTCAGGAGAAAACTCCTCACGACTACGAATGTAGTCTAGGGCAGCATCCCTATTGGGGAAGGACCGCTGAAAGACGTTCAGGTAGTAAACTCTATACTGACTCATTGTTCTCACTTTCATAGTTCATCTTAGAAGGCTTACGACAGTAGGAGCACACCCACTGTCCACTATTGGGGTCAAGTGTCCATCCATCCTTGGCACTATGACCCTTCGTACTACCCTCACACCACGCTGTCATCGGCTTTGCAGCCTTGTAGTGATAGTATCAATGAGAGCGGAACAGCGCTGCTCAATTTCTTTGAGGTACTCCACCGCCTCCTCATCTTCACTGCACGTTCCCATGAGGTCCACAGCATTTTCCATACGGTCGTTCAGGGTGTCTGCAATGAAGTGCCAGACATCCTCCCGAAACTGAATACTCACGGGCAAGGCGGGGGACCTTCCAATAATCTCGTAGTCATCAAATGTGGTGCCGTCGCCAGCCAACTCAACACGGCTGTTAATCTTCTCAACAGCATCCTCCCATGAGCGGGTAGAGAATACAGGGCGACCTAGGAAGTGAACCTCATAACTCATGCGAGTGTCCCCACAAACTCTACGTCAACCAACTTGGTTGCAATGGAAGGATGCACACCCTTGATAACGTCAGCCACGTCATGCAGGTCGTTCTCTTGGATAATGGTTCGATCCTGATTGTTAAATCGGTAAGTGATAACCCAGACGTTCATTGTGTAACCTTTCGTTGTTTCTTGGTTTTATTCTAGCAGGGGGGTCTGACATTGGAGGCTTGGAAATGCTATCAAATCGGACAGGTTGTATAACGAGATGGTAACAGAGTTATCCACAGATTTCCCAAGTTATCCACAGGTGAAAAGTTGTTTAGTACCAACAACTTTCGGCCCTCACCATGGACTACGCCCATAGCCAATAACCGTTATATCCCAACGCTTTTGGACTGCCCCATTCTCAGCCATGAATGCATCAATGAGTTCATCAGGCACATAGCCATAGACAGAAGTGCCACCAATGCTACCGTCGTGGTAGTCAGCGAACGGCTCAATGGGATCGCATACCCATTTGCCATTGAGGAAGAAAGCAATCTCACTAGAGATACCCTTGCGGCACATATGGTATTCGCTGTTCTGCACACTGATCTCATCAGCCTGCGGGTGAACGATAGTGTAAGTAGGCATTTATGCTCCAATCGCATTGTGAATGACAGCGCCATTCTCTACGGAAATGGTCAGGGTATTGACGTAGGTATCGCCATTCCAAATCTCAATGTCGATAGTCTGGTCAGTATCGAATGACCACACCTTAGCGGTGATGGTATCGACTACTGCCTCTGCGAAATCATGCTTGGTAATCATTGTGTTTCCTTTCTACCAGCGTCCGAATGACTTGACAGGCTCACGATCCCCAAGAGCGGAGCGGAGTTCGATAGAGCCGCAATCCCGCATGGAGACTGGCGTACCGTCAATCTCAACCCAGAAACGACCCTGACGGTGCTTAGGCATCCAAGTGACGATGCCCTCCATTCCACCAGAAGTGAAAACGTGGTCGCCAACCATGAGGTCGGTAGTGCAAATGCGGATCATTTTCTTACCTTTCTTGTTTCTTTCTATACCCTCATCCTAGCAGAGGGGTCTGACATTTAGTTCGGGGGAATCGGGTGATATCGGACACCCAATCAGAACCGTTACCTAACCGTTACTTTCGGTTGAGGTAGCCCTTGTGAGGGCAATCACGACGGTCATGGCGACTGTCGCAACCAGAGCAGAGAATCTGAGTCATTGTCTTTCCTTTCTTTCTATGCCATCAGTCTAGCAGGGGGGTCTGACATTCTTGGCCTCAGAATGTGTGCAAAACGGACACACGCAGAAAAAAGTTTATGTGATGAATCTCACAGGACGGGCCGCGCCCCGACCCTCAGAAGTTGTTTAATCCCAACACTTATTCTCCCCAGAAGTCGTCAAGCAGTACCCGGCAGTCGTTGCACAGGTGTCGTTCGGTGCGAGTGTTGGCAACAATTCCAAGCGCAACAGTCTCTACCTGCATCCAGCCAACAGCATCGCAACTGTTGGGACTCACTGTTGTCTCGCACACGTTGCAAGTGATCCAGTCTATACGCTCATGCCACCTCACAAAATATCCTCTTCCTCTTCGCACTCACCTTCAATAGTCAGGTCGGGGTACTCATAGCCTTCACCGAGGTAGTAGCAGTAGTAGTCGAATGCTGATTCGCAGAATGCGGTCTCAACCAAAACCCCATCACGCTTGCTAACGATGCTATGCATGACTAGAACGGTGCCTTCCAGTATTCCTTGCCGTCTACGACAACGTAGTCAGCGTCCTCAATGGGCATGAGTGGCTTAGTCTTGGTCGGCTCATCAATGAGAGTAGTGAAGTGCTTGACGTTGGCGGTAGGGACATAGATGATGTCCATATCCTTATTGTCTACCTCCCAAGAGATGTAGGCAGCCTTGACGATCAGGCTATCCTCCACAACGTGAGCATAGACGCCTGCGGTACCGTCCTGAAAGAAAATCTGAATACGCATTGTGTGAATCCTTACTTGTGAGAAGAGCAGTGAGCGTGCCCATGCGAGCACTCGAAATAACCGAAGTCGATATCCTCATCCTCAAGCATGAGGGAGGCATAGACGTTTTCCTCTTCCTGACGGGCGAGGACGTATGAACATTCATTGTCCATATACTCCCATGAAGAGCCACAGCAGCAGCCGCCCTCATTGAAGTCAAAGTGATGAGAAATGTTAGACATTAGCGTCCATCCAATCCCACACGTCAGCGATGACGTGCGTGTTGCGAGTGAGTGAAGAGCAAGTACCCATGTAGGTTGCAGAGAAGCGGCGGGACTCCTCAACGTGATCGGCGTAAACCTCAACGTCATACTCCCCATCAGAGTACGGGCCGAACACAAAAAGCGTGAACGGCAGCCGACCGAGAGCGGTGTCGTGATAGATATGGAAGGTTGGGAGGGTCATTGTATAGCCTTTCGTTTGTTTCTTAGTTTCATTGTAGCAGGGGGGTCTGACATTCAGACAGGCGAATGTCCGTTATGTCGCATTTCGCCTAGTGTGACAAGAATCACAATGGGGGTCTGACAGTCGGAACTTGTACGACCCATGGCGGGGACGGACAATGAAAGTAAAGGTAGTGCCATACATGGTGAATGACTCCACACGGTACTGAGTATGCTCACGCCCATGGCGGCTAGATGCCTTGAGGACACGGTAGTTCTTACGCATTACCGTCCATCCCCCACATCTGCTCCCAATAGTCCTCATCCTCGAAGTCATCCCAAGCCTCACGGCTCTGAATGATGAGTTCGCACTCAGGGCAGCAGATGATCCCGTGAGGGTTGAGGGGCAGATCGAAGATATCAATGTCTGTGGTGATGCGACCACAGGCGCTCTTGATCTGAGTGAAGGTGCTCACTTTGTTCCTTTCGACAATCAAAGACTAGCAGAGGGGTCTGACACTAGGGAACGAGGGACAGCAACTTGCCGTCCTCGCCCAGAGTCTCAACATCGGCCACACGGCCCCAGAAGGCAGGGTGGTCGGTAGGGTCACCAGCGGTAACCACACGAACAGACTTACCAGAGGTAAGATGGACCAAGTAAACGAACATTGTCTAACCTTTCTTTCTACCCTTAGGGTACCACAGGTAGGTGCCACTTCGCAACTCGCAAAATGGGACAAAATAGGACATTCTGAAAAATATTTATGTGGCTTGCATCACATGGGGGCCGCGCCCCTATTGAAGATTTGATGAGCGGAACCAACGGGGATCGAACCCGTGTTACCACCGTGACAGGGTGGCGTGTTAACCTCTACACTATGATTCCTTGGCTGGCATGGGAGGATTCGAACCTCCAACCTTTCGATTAACAGTCGAACGCACTGCCGTTGTGCTACATGCCACAGAGTTGGGGTACATGGATTCGAACCATGAATGACAACGTATCAGATTGTAGTGATGACCTTTTCACTATACCCCATGGAGAGCCTAGAGAAGGAATCGAACCCTCAACCAACGCATTACAAGTGCGCCGTTCTACCATTGAACTACCTAGGCAAGAGTGGAGATACAGGGATTTGAACCCCGAACGATTGCTTGCAAAGCAACTGTGATACCTTTTCACCATATCCCCGTCGTCTGGGCCGCTAGTGGGGGCACAGGGAATCGAACCCCGATCTGCTGATTAAGAGTCAGCGGTTTTACCGTTAGACTATACCCCCGAAGTGTGTGTGGTAGGAATATTCTCAGGCTTCCCTACCTTCCCGGTGACTGGCCTATCCCTTGCGGGTGCTACTGAGAGCCGGGGGTTCAAGGGGATTACTATAGGCATTGGTGGCGAGAACCTCATTTAACATTGAACGTGTCACTATTTGTACCTACTACCCTTGTGTTTTGGGGTTTCGGGGACTAGGCTAACCCGGTCTAACCGGAGCGTTCGTTCCACCCTTCTGAGTACCATTGCCACTACGGCTTTCCTCAGTTTTCCCAAGTTTGTGAGCGGATTCTTACCGCTTTCAGATTTCGGTCTGTGCGTGCCTAGCGTTTCTAGTTTCGACTGGCGCATCCTGTGCTTTCCAATTCCCAACTAGTGCTTCGGGGCTTTCAGACTCCCAATCTGCGCTTCCTAGCGCTTCTGGATACTCTCTATTTTCTTATGTCTTAAGAGTACCACACTTTGGTCTGGTTTGCAAGTCCTGAGGCTTATTTGCTGTGTGAGGCTCATCACATTTTCTGTGCTTACTTGCTCACGCAGGCTCATCCTTGACCTTGCTCACTCTCTATTTTCTTATACCTTAAGGTTACCACGGATGGGGGCAGAAAGCAAGTTGAAAATGCATACAAAACGGACAACTTTATGTGATGTGTGTCACAACGGGTCGCGGCCCCCGTTAATATTCCTGACTATACACCTGCTCAGCAATATCCTTGTATTCAGCCTTCATTAGATACCCCTGCTCAATAAGCATATCCAGAGCGCTCAGTACCATTTCCCATGATGCACGAGGCATCTCTACTCTAACCACAATATCTTCCTTCTCCATACCCTTGCGGAATCAGCGTAACGAAACCATCGTTGGCATCGTCATTAGTAAAAACAGCGTTGATAAAGCGTAGGCCGCATGACTCGTCATACCAGTCTACGATATCCTTGAGGTTGGGAGCATATGTCTCATAGTCCCATTCCTCCATTTGCCTAACCTGCTCATCATCCATAGACAGGTAGATTTTATGACAACCGTCAAAATGCATACCCTTCGCATTACGGAGCATTTGCTCTACCAGCCACCAGCGGTCATCCATTGTATTCCTCCATTGCCTGAGTGTATGAGAAGTCTATTACCTCATACTCTCTAATAGCCCCATCATTGCTATTGTATGTCTGAATGAATAGTGGGCGGCAGTCAAGGCATCCCGCTACTCCACACCCGCCGATTAGTGTGCGTTCGATAGTCATTAGTAGTACCGTCCTTCATTCATCATTTCATCGGTAGGGTAGTGGTAAATAGGATGGGCGCAAAGCCATGCAGACATGCCATGCTCGCAGATATCCTCCTCAGGATCGGGAGGATATTCCATATTATCCATTTGATATGCCCCCAATAGTCCACGGTAGTCATTATCTACAGACTCACAAGGGAATTCGTCAGTAATCATTAGAATACACTCCCACACACGAGACAGATAGCCTTATACCTAGGTTCGATATCCTCGCAGCCGATACACGGCTCCCACGGTAGGTCGGGGAAATACTTATAGACAAATTCTTCGACAGCCCTCTGGCCCTTATCTTGATAGATAGCGTAGCAAACGTCATCCAGACCGATAGTGTCATCCATGATTATTTTCCTTATTTCTTTGATCGTGAGAATGAGATATTGGCCTTATTATCAACGCATAGACGGCAGACACTACAGGCGCTACCCTCGGTGCTAATAAGGGGAATTTGCTTACGCTGCTCAGGACAGATAGCACCGGGCCTGCCGGTAATATCCTTGACAGCCGCCTGACTTTCTGCAAAAGTCTCAGCAACGAAAGCGACCTTAATTCCATAAGTACGGTAGAGCATATCTGCTACCGGCTTATTATTGGGGTCGCCACTAAAGTAAAGCGACAGATTAGGCAGATTAGCCTTGTGCAGCCTGACGGCAGCATTAGCATTACGGGTATAGACCCAGAATTGGATATGCGGGTACAGGATGATAATGTTAATCCATGCCTCAATATAGGTTTCAGAGAAAAAGTCCCCGTCCCAATGGATGCGATAAATACGCTCAGAGCCCTTTTTCTCAGACTTAGTATCGAATTCCCAGATAAGGGCGTTCAGCATATCGAAAGTGTCGATAAGGTTGGCATCCTTAAGGGCATTGTAATTGTGGAGCATGGCAGCCCCGACACCCTTAAAAAGGTTTTCCAATTTGCCAGCGTAGCAAATTAGTTCGCAATATTCGGTAGCACCGACGCAGGAATAGTCAATTCCATTGGCAAGGCCCATAGTATTTGAGAAAGCGGCCTGCTTTCCATTTTTAGTAACGCAGGAAGCCACTTTCCGGTCATTAGAAGCGGCTAGGACGGGGAGCATTGTTTTCGTAGTCATAGGTGTAACTATACAGGATAATATGGGTATGGTCAAGGGGCAAAACGGACATTGGCGTGTGAGTAATATCACAGGGGGCGCGGCCCCGGCAGGGTAGTCAGGAGGGTAGTGTAGCAAGGTAGCAGGTAACAAGGTCATAGGGTACAAGGGTGTAGAACACAGAGTGTCCATGGTCCCTTACCACTACAGCCTCATGGTCAGCGAAGAAGGGCACAAGGGTAGCGCTAGCACGGTCATGCTTAAAGAACACAACGGTACAGTTGCGAGGGTAGTTGTATACCTGAAACGACGTATGCTCATCCCCCTCTGGGAGGTAGTGCTGTACCCTACCTACCCTAGTAGTCATATCCACCACAGCACCACATGCAGCCTTCCTTGTGGTCATCCTCATCCTGTACCTTCTCTTCTTCAATGTCAAGGTAGTCCATGATTCCATCAGTAATGGAGTAGTACCTATCCTTGCGATGACGGATTTCGTTAGTCCATTCTCCATCACCCTTGTACCGTCGCCATGCTACGTCGGTATGCCAGTTAATGTGTGCCTCACCATGCTTGTCCTTGACGTATGCTATCTGCACACGGGCAGGGCGAGTCTTATCAGTCTTGCTCATACTAGTCCTCCCATGAGGGTACTACGGTAGTGGGGATACCATGCTCTGCCCAGAGGGCCAGCACAGCAGGGTTGTCATCAATGGCATGGATCACATCGTACTCCTGCTGTATGCGGTGGAGTATGTCACTCTTGACATCGTAGTCAGGGCGACCGTCCTTGTCCCCTCGCATGAGCATGAGGTCTGACGGTACACCATGAAGGGCGAGCCACCATGCTGTTGCATGACGGTACATAGCACGCCTAGCAGTAACGATGATGATGGTAGTACCTAGCATGTGTGCCCTATGCACCTGATCCACCACATGGGCATGAGCAGGCACGTTGACGCTCTCACTATGAAAGGCATGGAAGTCCTTGTGCCACCCCTTAGGCTTGGGGGTAGGGGGAAGGATGTAGTGCCTGATACCACTCACATCGGCAAGGGTACCGTCCATATCAACGATCATAGCCTGTCTCTTACTCATAGTCTAAGACTACAGCATGGAGAGGGATAAGTCAAGTTGTGATGGTGTGATGATTGTCACAGACAATATAGGCGCACTAAACGCTGACGCATAAAGGACAAATAGGACGTATCGTACAAATAGTCTCAAAATTAAAGTTTGTCGATATTAATAAACAAAATAGTGAGAAGTAATAAAAATAGTGTGATATAATGGGTATATGATAACATGCACCCGATGCAAGAAGACAAAGGCACCGAACGATTTCTACAAGAATAGGAATAACAGCACCGGGTTTCACTCTTGGTGTAGAGAATGTGTGTCCGACAACTACTATGAGCGTAAGGGGGCGGGGAGGGATAGGAAAAAGAGAAACTATCCTGTTGGCGGCGAGAAGAAGTGCCCATTGTGTGAGAAGAACAAGCCCCTGTCAGAATATCCTAAAAACAATAACTATTGCTCTTCGTGCAAGAAAGACTACGATAGGAAGATAAAGACTTCTCGTAGATGGAATATATCAATAGATACGATAAACGATATGTATTCTCATGGATGCGCTGTATGCGGGAAGACGGAGGGGAGAATGTGCATTGACCATGACCATGCGTGCTGTCCGGGCCAAGGCTCGTGTGGCAAATGTGTGAGGGGAGTGCTATGCACAAAATGCAATGCAGCACTTGGAATGGTAGATGACAGCATTGAGAGACTGCAAGCGCTTATCGCTTACTTGGAAATACAAAAATTTTAAACTTTGCCACGGGCGGCCTGTACACGGGCAGTGCTCTGGGTATACGTGTTGACAACCCTGACATCAGGGTGACGTGGTACCCCACCCGCTTCTACATCCTGAGGAACCCGACGGTCAACACCATCGTGACTGTCGTCGAATTTGAGTGCGAGGTCCGATGAAACTTCCCAGATGGAAGTGGAGTGCCCGTAGTCATGCACCGCAGTGCCACCAAGCGTGGACTGGCAGTAAGCATTCAGGCACCGTAAAGTCCAAGTTAAAAGTTATGCGCATGACCCCTTTTAGGTAGTTTCAACTACACTTTTAGGGGTTTTTGTGCTACACTATGCTTATGAGAAAACTACTTATGACGATAGCCCATCCCCCAGCGCTACCCCTTCTCCAAGTGCTACATTGACGTACATGGGGCGAAGCGTGTTGCGATGCTTGCTCCCTACCAGATAGGCACACTTTAATAACAGAAGCATAACATTCAGTCATTTACAAAAGTTTGACCGGACAAAGTTTAGCCAATAAGCGCTTACATCTTGTGTTTTCCGTCACACAGGTGCTATAATGATGCTTGTTATATAACATGGTAGGGCTAAGGTAAGCAGGGAACATGAGTGCTCTTAGCCCTACCACTACAAAGACTCTACCTAAATAAACGAAACTACATCCCTCTCCTGATATTTATACAGTAAAGAGACTACCGAACGTAGTGAGGTAGTAAATGATACAGCCACAATTGCTTGCCTTGCGAGCATAGTATAGAATGAAGCATATGAAACTTGGAATGAACATCACGCTAGACAATGCAAACCCCGATGTGGATGTTGTGCGCCTCTGGGATGTAGGCGTTCATTGGGGCGCTATTCACACTGCTCCCGGCGTATTCAACTGGGACAGGCTGGACAGGCTTGTCGCGTTCTATAGTGGGAAGAAAATAGTCTATGTCGTGTCTGGCACTCCTGCGTGGGCAGCACACAACCCCCATACCACCACCGCAGCACCGTGGCTCGGGCCGGGTAGTAACAGTATGCCTTCCAAACTTACCCACTTCACCGCCTTCATGGACGCACTCGTCACACGCTACCATGGGCGCATCTGGTGCTATGAGATAGGAAACGAGCCACAACTCGCAGAGTTCATGGACCCTGCCGAATGGAAGGCACACGGCCCCAACATTCTTGCGATAATGACCGTGCTCGCTGCCTCTTCCATCAAGGCTATCGACCCGTCGGCGCAGATCATCTCTGCGTCAGTCCTCCCCCGTGCATCAAGCGGCGGGATGCGCAAGGCGATGAAGTTGCTTGCGGCATTCAAGAACCATAAAGTAGATAACGTTGTTGATGGTTATGCTGTTCATCTCTACCCAAGGAAGGCGATAAAGGAAACCTTCTCAATGCTCATCAGAGACACGCAGGCGGCATTTGTAAATAGTGGGCTCCATCACCACCCACTATGGGTTACGGAGGCTCTGCCTGCCCTTCTAGAAGCAGGAGGGGCTATTGGTGACCTCACCGGGGTCTATAAGACGATAAATCAGACATCACATTCATCCTTCCCCATTCAGGAATGGATGTGGTACGCCTACAACAGACCAGACCTCAAGGGTATTACTGTCACCGATGAAGTCATCGGTATCCTTCGTGGTATAATGTAACCATACTTATAGGGAGTGAAAATGCATGAAACTACCAACGAGCGCACACGTATGGCTAGGAATGGCTCTATTGACAGGAATGCTGTTCTTGGGCGTCGGCGGGGCCATTGCAGCGATAGAAGGAAATGGACCTACTGACGGGATGATTACTGCCGTCAGCACGCTTCTCTCTACCCTCGCTGGTGGTCTTATCGGTGGGGCAGCAGGGTATCAAGCAGGAAAGAACAACAAGGAGGAATAATGAGTTTTCCAGTAATCCACAACTTCGACCATTATTACAAGGACACACTAGAGTTTCTCCTTGTCCCCCGTAACCGGGACGGTAGTCTATTTGACCTTACGGACTTTGAGGCAACTGCCAATATTGCAAGTGATCGCAGAGGACCAGACAACCCAACTGCTGCACCGGACCTCACACCGCAGAAAGCGGAGATAAGAAATGGAAAGGTCGCTGTTGCTTTTGATACTATCAACCTAGATCAGCCTGAGGACTGGACTACTCCTTGGGTCTACGATGTCCAGATAAAGACAAAGGTAGGTGTGTCTCCACCAAGGACGCACACCCTCATCACAGGAAACCTCAGCGTGATGGGTGATGTGTCCCCATGATGACCATTGACGTTATCGTGGAAGATTCTCAACTCCTTGTACTCGCAGGGCCACAGGTCATTGAACTACAAACCGATGTTGGACCTACTGGCAGACGAGGAAGCCTTATCTTCATGGGAGCGGGGACTCCTTCTAACGCTACTCTGCCTCCCAACCAAACCATCCAAGAGTACGACGCATACATCGACACTTCTACCAAGAAGATGTTTCAGTTTGAAGTCAAAGCAGGCGGCGGTACATGGGTAGAAAAGATGGACCTTACAACTACCGTCGTAGGTGGTGGATCAGGAGGGTCATCGCTACATCCTTCTCCATCACCGTCTGTCGGTGTGGGGCCGGAAGGCACTGTTCTTGCTACTATCGGAGGCGTAGCCAAATGGGTGCCTCTGTCGCAGGTAGGTACTTCTTGACGTGGTATAATAACACTATCACACTTGGAGGAAACCCGCTATGACTACACCACTACCCGACGCACCATGGGAAGATACTTACTACTGGGATGGGGTTACTTGGTGGAAGGCGTCGTGGGGACAGCGACCAACCCCCTATGCTGTTGTTGGTCCCACCGGACCCAAGGGTGATAAAGGCGATACAGGTTTACAAGGCCCACCCGGTAGTGCTCTTCATGCTAGTGGAGTTGTGCCTACATCTTCCTACCTTCATCAGACTCGTCCACTGGATACTCTCATCACCCAGAATGATGGTCATGTATGGGTGTATCAACCGAATAGCCGTAGTGCCTACCAGAACACTCACATAAAAGGCCAGCATTTCCTCCCCGATATTGCCAACCCCAACTTCGATGGTTCTCAGCCAGTAGACCCAACAAACAACCCCAAGACTATCCCTGATCCCCGCATCGGATGGGTAGACCTAGGTGCCATGACTGGCCCACAGGGTCTCACTGGTCCTCCCGGCAGGACAGTCTCCATCGCCTTCGAATACGATGGAGCGAGCGTCGTTGACTACGTTGACGCCAAGGCAGACCCCGGACGCTATCAGCCCCTCAGGGACTGGTCACTTCCCACTCCCAAGGACCCCAACGGAGTTCCCTATGATGAGGTGTGGATTCTTCCCATGGTCGCCGGTCCAGAAGGGCCAGAAGGACCTGTAGGACCCGAAGGACCTCAGGGTAGAGATGTAGACATCCCCAACCCGCAGAAGGGCTACATTATCACCAACAGGGACGGAAGCCTATCCGCAGAGTGGGTAGACCCAGCAGACATTCAGTGGGTAAGGAACGATGCCACCCATCCTCTCAAGGACGGAGATGTCCCAGTTTACGATGTCGCTGCTGGATTCTCACAGAACTACTGGGTAGGCAAGACTCCTACACTCGCAGGAGACTTGTCCGGTGACGCTTTCCTCAGGGACGTTATTCCTAATTCCAGCCTAAAAAATGGAGACATCGTAAAGTACGACACTCTCTCATCCTTATTCATTATCGATTCTCAGAGCCTAGTTGAGCACAGCGACGTGGTTCTTGGAAAGCCCCTCAACAAGGGGGAGACACTTACTTGGGCTGTTGACCCAGATGGGACACACGGACGTTGGGAGAACCAAATGTCTGGTGTCTCCACAAAGTACGTCGATGACGCAGTAAGCGCAGCCGTTCTTGGTCTATCTCATGGTGTTTCAGTAAAGTCCTATCGCTCCACTCCACCTACTTCCCCCGCAGAGGGTGATGTCTACATCATCAAGCCGGGAGATACTACCAATCCTGTTACAGGTGACTGGGTAGGGCATGAGAATGCTCTTGCTGTGTGGCATGTTGTAGGAGCAAAGGGGTCGTGGACATTTGACCCTGCTACCTCCGCAACCAAGCCAAAGGAAGGTCAGTCCCATCTAGTAGAAGACACCTACATGCTTATGGCATGGAGCGACAACTCAGATGGTAAGGGCACTGGTGCGTGGGTAAAGGCAGCACTCGCATCCACAAGTGGCGGCGGCAGTTATGGTGTAGGCGAAATCGCCATGTTCCCCAAATCAGCAGGACTACCATCCTCCTACCTTGTATGCGACGGCTCTACCTTTGATATCACAACTTACAAAGAACTCTATGAGTTTCTGGGGAACAGTAATGTCCTACCAGACCTTCGGGGTAAGTTTGTAAGAGGTTGGACTTCCACCCGTCTACCCTTGACAGCAGAAGCACAGGCAACTGCCAAGCCTACTACTGGTCTTGCGAGGGGTAGTGTGATTGCAGAAGAGGATGCTGCTCGCAACCCTTCTGTTACTATTGCTGGCGAAGCAGGACACACTCACGGGTTCCACACAAATGATGATGGAAACCACAACCATAGCATAACCATAGACCAGCAGGGCTCCCACGTCCATGTTCAACTTCTGGGTGCGCACGACGGCAACACAAACTTCACCTCTTGGGGGAGGGCGTCGGCAGCCCCCAACCCAATCAAGTGGTACGCCCCCGGTGGCAACATGGAAGCAGCCGGTGATCATAGTCATACCGCCACCGCTGGACACCCCGGTCACCACTCACACGCAGGCACTACAAATGCTGGTGCTTCTCACACTCACACAGCAACGGTAGGCAACCACTGGCATAATGTTGACTTCCGTGCTGACTGGGATGATGAAACTCGTCCTGCTAACATAGCAGTTGTCTACGCCATTAGAGCGTTCCCCATTGCCTCAGGCGCAGTAGGAAGGCAAGGTGTTCAGGGGCCCAAGGGTGACAAGGGCGACAAGGGAGATACAGGACCAATAGGAAAGGGACTGCAAATAAACACCACCGTGAAGGACAAGACCGTCCTACCATCTCCTCCACAGGCAAACCCAATGGATATGATCCTTACCCTTGACACAAAGCATCTATGGATTTATGACCCAACCAATCCCAAGGCAGAAACCACAACTGGTCCCGGTAAGGCAACTATTGGATGGGCCGACCTCGGAGCACTTGGTAGTGAGGTCATAAGTGGTGGAACGATGGTCGGCGCTATTGCCTACTTCCCCGCTACTGCTATGCCCAAGGGATGGTTGATGTGTAATGGACAGCAGTTTAGTGCTGCTGACTACCCAGAACTCGCCAAGTATTTCAAGGATGCAGGCATTCACCCAGTCGATCGCACACCAGACCTACGAGGTCAGTTTGTCAGGGTACTGAGTGCAGGACATATTCCATTAGAGATGGTGCAGTTCTCCACCGCCATTCCCAAGACACTCTTTACCTTTACTAACACTCTTGCTGCGACAGCAGAAGCGGCAGGCAACCACAATCACAGCACGAATACCTCTGCTGGTGGTGACCATACTCATAATACTGATAGGCCGGGAAACCACTCCCACGCAGCGACGGTAGATAGTCAAGGAGCACATACTCACGGCTACAACCATGTCAACCTACACGACCATAACTGGAAGGGTGGAGGTGGATGGTCTGCTGATGCTACGGCAATAGGGCCATACGCAAACACTACCACTTCGGCAGGAGGACATACCCACAACATTACTGTCCCTGATAATGGAAACCATACTCACACAGCACTATCAAGTGGAAACCATTCCCATACTATTACCGCAGAAGCAGCACATACTCATACCATTACTGGTACGGTTACGACAGTTATGGGTGGTGGAGATACTGAAACTGCTCCCCAGCACATCTACCTTGTAGCAGCCATTTGTGGCAAGGATAGCGGCCTTATGGGTGAGGCAGGGCCACCCGGACCAGCAGGCCCACCCGGTCAGACGCTTGTAGCAAAGGGCGTAGTAGCGACAGTAGCAGACTTGAAGAAGATCGCCTCTCCTGTTGCCATGGACGCTCACCTTGTCCAAGACACCGGAGACCTATGGGTCTACGAGCCAAACGTTACTCCCGCAAGCACCGTAGCACCGGGATGGGTCAATATGGGGCACATCCAAGGGCCAAAGGGCGATCAGGGCGTCGGACTTCCTACAGGCGGTCTACCCGGTCAGATAGTCTCCAAGACAGCAACATCAACGGCGTGGATTGACAACGACCCACTACCCAAGGGCACAACACAGGGAGATTCACTTGTGTGGAACGCCACCACCAATAAGTGGGAAGTGGGCGCACCAGCAGGCAAGTGGCAGGAAGAGCAGACAGAGTACAGAGGTGTAGGTGCCTTTGCTCCTGCCAATATCAACAACAAGGCAAACAACTATGGAATGCCTGCCGGTACTCTTCCTGATCCGAAGGTAGAGAAGCCAAAGGCAGGAGACCTTTACATTAATACCGGCGCTCCCGCAGAGATAGTCTACTTCTCAGAGACCAACACCGGCCTTTCCTACTACACAGAGACTCGTGAGATAGGTGCCACCGCCAAACTTCCGCAGGTATTGGGAACAAAGGACGGTAAGAAGTGGGAAGCAATAGACTCCCCACAGGTCCTCACTATTGCTGATGTCAAGGCAGAGATAGACAAGAGCGTGTCTGGTTTGACTCACGGCCTTGCTGTCATCGACATTACCAATAACCCACCAGCAACACAGACACTTGAAGACCTCTACATCGTAGGCTCATCCCCCATCGGTGCGTGGTTAGGACAGGCAAACCAACTCGCACACTGGGACGGTGCGAAGTGGGTCTTCACAGCACCAGTCAAGGGAGAAACCCATCTCAACGACAACGGTAATGAGAACTGGACTTGGAATGGTACTGCTTGGGTCAAGGTTTCCAACGGTATCGTAGCAAAGGTAGGCGCTGGCTCTATGATAGGAGCAGTAGCATTCTTCCCTGTTACTTCCCTGCCTAATGGATGGTTGGAGTGCAACGGACAGACATTCAGCGCTACTACCTACCCCGAACTCGCAAAACTCTTTTCCTCGCTTACTGTTCCTGACTTGCGAGGCCAGTTCATCCGGGCAAAAAATGTAAGTCAGACTGCCCTTACCAAGGTTGCAGGGTCTACGGCAAAGCCTACTGTGGGTCTTTCTACTGGGTCGGTGTTCGCTTCGGCTGGTGTTCATTCGCAGCACGGTCACACGGCTGCGGTGACAGACTCGCAGGGCGGGCATCGGCACATTGAAGGTGGCACGCACTGGCACCTGAGTGACATGCCTTGGGGCGGTGTCAATGCAACCGACGGTGTATCTGGGCCACTCCCACATGAGTCAGGCTGGCGGCATCCGTATACCGGCAGCGCTGGCGAGCACACTCACTCCATCACCGTGACGGCTGGCGGTGACCATTGGCACGACGTAGAGTTCCGTGCTGCTTGGGACAGCGAAACTGCACCACAGCACATCCTTATGGTTGCTGCTATCTGTGCCATGGATATGGGAACAGAAGGTCAGAGAGGACAGACAGGGCCCCAAGGGACACCCGGACTTAACGGTCAGAAGGGTGATAAGGGTGATAAGGGTGATGCTGGCGAGACACTTAAGGTTTCTGGTGCTGTAATAAACAAAGCAGGACTCCCTGCTACTCCATCACCACTTACCGTGCTTATCACGCAGGACGACTCGCATCTGTGGATTTACGATCCCACATCAAGCGCAGCAAGTGCAGTAGTACCTATTGGATGGGTAGATATGGGAAAGGTCCAAGGACCCGCTGGACCGCAGGGTATAGCAGGAGCGACCGGAACCATCACTATCTCCAAGGTAAAGCATCTTGCCTCTGGTGCTACTCCTACCGTCGTCAACACAGGAACGCCAGATGCGGCAGTTTTGGAAATAGGCATCCCCGAAGGCCAAACTGGGCCACCCGGTCCTGCCGGTCCAGCAGGCACAGCAGCAACCATCACTATCGGAACAGTCGCCACTCTTGCTCTACCCAGCGATCCTGCGACGGTAAGGAATAGTGGGACTGCCTCAGCAGCAATCCTTGACTTCGAACTCCCCAAGGGAGATAAGGGCGACACAGGAGCAGCAGGCAGGGATGGTGACGACGGATATACTGTTTGGAAGAAGGCACAACTTGCTCTCACTCCACCAGCAACCAATGTAGCACTATCAGACTACATGGATGCTATCAGGGGACCAAAGGGAGATGATGGCACTTCCATTACAATATGGAGGGGAACTCAGGCAGCGTTTGATGCGCTTGGTACTCAAAGCGCAACAACTCTCTACCTGATTGAAAAGCCATGAGCGTACTGAATGCTCCCAAGACTTTGCGTGCCTTCTATAACAGCAAGGAGTTGAGCCGTATCTATCTTGGTTCTGACCAGATATGGCCTGTTGTTGTTGTGACCAAAAAGGTAGCGACACCGTTCCTTGTGCCGTCGAACGAGTTGCAGGACTACCTCGAAGATGGCAGCGAGATGGTTCCGCTGATGGCTGGTGGACCGCCTGCGCTGGTCACGGACGGTACGGCGATCTTCGCGGTGGGCTTGCAGGGCAACGTTCCCGCGTTCGGCGCGAACGATGCTCGGGTGCACCTGAGGGCAGCGTCGGACGCTGGCACCTACTACCGGATGATGTGCTACAGCGACGATGACACGTGGGACAAGGTTATGAGTCCCGACGGCACGGTCAAGTCGTGGGGCCTAGACCGGGTGAAGAGCACGATCATCAAGGACATCGATCCCAATTCACCAGAAGCCCACTACGGCACGTACTTCGCGCTGACCCCGATCCACCCGTTCAAGTACGGGACGAACGCTGACGACAACTGGACCGACGGTAGTGGTCACGCACCGGAGTTCGGTGGCATCGTCCCCCCGAGGAAATACTGGGCGCAAGATCAGATCGACATTCAGGCTGTGACTAGTGACTCTGCCCCCACCGAAGCCGTTCACTTCATCGTCGTCATCTTTACCCTGACAGAGGCAAGTCCGTGATAGAGAACATCGTGGCAAGGATAAGAGCACAGATAAGCAACTACCTTATAGGCAAGTCCGACTATGAAGTAGGGTATGATAGAGGCTTGAAGAAGGCAATACAAATCATAGAAGAAGAAGAAGAAGATGTAACATGAGAGCACTTTATTTAGATGTAGTGAAGGAACGAGACACAATCTTCTTCGTTACCCCATGAGGCAACTCAAATAGTCATCTGGTATAATGATAGTTGCACAACCTATTAACAGGAGGCATTACTATGAGCGAGCAGCCAGTTCTTCACGTCGATGAGGATGGAAACGAATACGAGCCACTGCCCTTCGAAGACGGGCACGAGGAAGATAAGGATGAAGACAATGCGTGATGTAAAGTCAGCACTTGCGTGGATGCACGATCAGTCCCTACATGGAGGCCCAAAGTGGCAGCACAAATGCCAGTCCAGTGTGCGCAGCGCACTCGGTCTTCCTGCGTGGGCAACATCGGCTCGCAAGGCATATGAGATGACCCCGAAGTCAGAACTACACTACACCCCAGTATCCGAAGTACCAACAGGCGCAATATGTTATGGTCTTTTGAATACCACCTATGGTCATGCTTGGCTTGCGGCGGGTAATGGAATGGGATACTCCGTAGACTACAAGCGTAGAGGATATATTGACCTTTGCCCACTGTCTCTTCCAGCATGGACGAAGGACAATAAGGTCCACTGGTCTACATGGACTCCTATGGGTCATGTGAAGGTCGTAAAACCACGGTAGTCAATAACTCCTATGGTATAATAGGCAGTGACGTAAGTCAATAACTTATAGGAGTCATCACTATGGCACAGGCACCCATGAATGGGAACGTTGGTACCATTCCCTTCTCACAAAGAGGAAGCAATTTGTTTGAGAAGGAATATTACTGGGACGGCTATCGTTGGGTGCGTTATGGCATGACAATGCCTGCCCCCGGTAAGACCAGTGGTTCGGGGCTGTCTATCGTTCCCAGTTATGCTCGTGGAGATGCGCAGAAGGCAGCATCCCAACTGGCAGCATCGGTAGACGAAGGCTCCTTCCTTCTTGATGAAACAACAGGCGCTATATACCAGTCCAAGAACGGGGTAGCCATTCCTATTGGCTACATGGCCCCAGACGCATCAAGCACTCCTTCTGTTTCCGCACCAGCGCAAACGCTCTATGCTAAGTTAGACACAACAGGCAAGGTAGTAGGTGTTGAGTGGAAGCCAGCGACCGGCGCTGAGGGGAAGCGTGGACAGCCGGGGCCTAAGGGAGATAAAGGTGACAAGGGAGACAGGGGCTCAACTGGCGCTCAAGGAAAAATTGGAAGGACCGGACCACAGGGACCAAGAGGAACTGCTCTTTCTGTAAAGGCTAGCGTCAAAGAAGAGAAGGACTTGCCAACAAACGCACCAATCGATGAAATGCACTTGGTTACGTCCAATGGAACTTTCTGGGTCTTTGTTGGACTCAACGAGGTAGGAGAGAAAGACGTAAATGCAAATGGCTGGCTGAAACTTGGAGTAATCCAAGGGCCAGAAGGAGCAATGGGCGAGCCCGGTCAGGACGGACGTGACGGCAGGGACGGATACGACGGCAGGGACGGGGTAGATGGACCAAAGGGAGACACAGGCGACCGAGGCCAGTCTCCATATGAGGAATGGCGAGACAACCAAGCAGCGATGTCGCTTCCTGCTGGTTTCGGTGACTGGCTTGAGGCAATTCAGGGCGATCCGGGTCCAGTACCAGAGATGCTCATTGGAAATGTCAAGACCATTGACTATGCTGACTATGAAGATGGGACACGCTCACCAGAAGTTGTTATCGCATCTGGCGACGGTAGTCAGGCATTTCCATTCGAACTTGGCTTCACACTCGTCACAGGACCAGAAGGTCCAGTAGGTCCAGAAGGACCCCAAGGCGACAAGGGCGACTACTCAAACATAACAATAGACCCAGTAGTGGACACGCTACCACCACAAACGGATGCCACCGTTACTGTGACTGCTGCTGGCCCCGGAAATTCAGACGTAATTGTCAAGTTTGCTATTCCCCAAGGAGAGAAGGGCGATCAAGGAGACAGAGGTCCACAGGGTGATGCTGGTGTAAACGGTCTGGACGGTCGTGACGGCGCTCCCGGCCTTGATGGATTGGAAGGAGCAGACGGAGCAGACGGAACAGACGGTGTGGATGGAGTAGATGGAAAAGATGGTGTGTCACTCTACATTACAACAATAACAGGGAACATTCCTAATCCACTACCTGTCGCTGCCCCAAATCCATTAGGAGAGGTGCGTGTCTATGACAACGGCTCTATTGTGTGGGATGGTGCAAAGTGGGTAACCGGCCCAAACCTACGAGGACCCCAAGGCGTCAAGGGAGACACTGGACTCTTCACCATCAAGAGTGGTAAGGGAAAGCCAGTAGCAGCAACAACCACAGCAGTTCCCAACACTCTCTATGTAGACACCGACACGGGAGAGGTGTGGGAGGTAAAAAGCACAAATATTGGGGCAGGAACATCAAACTTGTGGGTAAGCACAAGCGTCAACCTCAAAGACCTTATTGGTCTTGCCCCCACAGCAGAAAATTCCATATACTACTCCGTAAAGGATGGGACTGGAACACCACAAAAATACAAGTTGGCAGAACTAACAGCGGGTACTGCTGGTCAAGTGCTTCGTGCTGATGCCAATAGAAAGCCAGAGTGGGCTAACCCAGATACCCTTCCTACACCAACAGCAGAAGGGCAGTTGCTTATAGCAAAAACCTCTGGCAGTAATATAGTGTGGGAGCCACTCGCCCCTGCACCAGCAATAGCATCAGGAGGAACAGAGGAATACGTCCTCACCTTTACAAGCACAGGGTACGGATGGAAGAGAATTAGCATGGGCGGCATCTAGTGCTTCCTATGGTATAATGAAGACAAATAAAACTCAAGGGGCAGGACAATGGCAGCGACATCAACAGCAGTAGCGGCAGGGAAGAAGAACGCAGGGAAGTCATTTATGATCCCCGCAGTAACAGATGACCTCAGCGTAGTACGGGCTCTCACAGACTTTGCAGCCGACCTTCCTGATCTTGTTCCTACCCCCGTAATGGCAACAGACAAGAACAGGGTTCTCAAGGTGAATGCCGCAGGCACTGCCTTTGGATGGGAAGCGGAATCCAAGGAACTTCCAGCACCCACAGCAGGCACGGTAGACGCAAATAAGGTGCTTGCTCTTGGAACAGACGGGCAGACAGCAGAATGGAAGGCAATTACAGACATCACTGAACTCAAGCCTGCCGTCGCAAACGCTGCCGCACTTCCCGCAACAAGCAACAACTACGGAGACATTCGCGTCACACTTGACTCTGGGAGAATGCACATCTGGGTAAAGGGAGTTCCTGACAGTTGGGATGATATCGGTCCAGCCGCCGCAGGCGGTGCAACAGTAGCAACAACAGAGGTTCCTCTCGCCCCTGCTGCTGTCGCCAAGGTAGGCTCAGCCAGCGGTGTCGCTGCTCGTGCAGACCACGTTCACCCAGCAGAACTTCCTGCTCACGCAGTAGGACAGAGTGGTCAGGTGCTCACAGTAGACGCTACCGGAACAGGTGTTGAGTGGGCAGCAGTAGACGCTCTACCTAGTGGAGTAGAAGGAAACATTCTCGTCCATAATGGAACGGGATGGGTAGTCATGGCTCCTCCATCTGTCACAGGAAACCCCAAGGTAGTCTTGTCATTCGTAGGAACTCAGCCAGTCTGGATGAAGATGACACAAGCAGGAATAACCACACTATAAGGAGAATGAATAAATGACTACCGGAGAGAATTACACGATTCCAACAGGGAAGCCATTAGCAGGGAGTACAGTCGTTGTCCCCAAGACAGTAGACCCATTGGACGTAAGGCAAGCAATAGTCGATCTTGCTGACTCTCTACCCGCTGCCCCTGCTGGTGTTGCCCTTGCTACTACTGCTCCCGCCGATCCAGCCGCATCAGCGGCGGTAGGCAGCGGAACAACTGCTGCAAAGGCAGACCACGTACATAAGAAGGAACTCCCTGCTCACGCGGCGGCTAACGCAAATCATGTTCTGCATGTTGATGCGACTGGGCTGGTCACGGAGTGGAGAGCACTCACTGACCTCACAGAGTTGAAGTCGGCGGTGGCGAACGAGGCCGCTCTCCCTGCTACGGGGAACACGGTTGGCGACATTCGTGTGACGCTGGACGACGGCAACATGCACGTATGGATCGCTGCGACGGCGACGCCTGCTGTCGCGGCGCATTGGGACAAGATCGGTCCTGCTGCTGCTGGCGGTGCTACGGTGACAAGCACGGTTGCTGGAAAAGACCCTGCGCCTGCTGCGGCGGTGGGTGCGAGTACAGATGCGGCGCGAGCGGATCACGTCCACAAGGCTGAACTACCTGCCCACGTCCTCGCTGACGCGGCAAAGCACCTCGCGGTGACTGCTGCGGGAACGGCGGTGGAGTGGGTGGCGCCGCTCGCACTCGCTACGACTGCTCCTGCTGACCCCGCTGCTGCTGCTGCGGTCGGGACGGGCACCACGGTCGCTCGCGCCGACCACCAGCACAAGGCTGAACTACCCGCTCACACAGCGACGGACAAGCATCAGTCGCTGTGGCTTGGGCTGAACGGTACTCCTGAGTGGAGGGCTCCAAGCCCGACCACCGCGCCACTAGGCGTACATTTCATAGACACTCCTACATACGGGTTCTTCACCGTGAACGCGGTGTCTACGACTGCCAAGGTGAGCATCACCAACCTCGCCGCCCTCCCCGTTGAGCACCGCCAGTACTTCGTGGCTGGTGGGCTTTTCCGGTTGCCAAGAACATACATGGGAACGCCACGGACCTACCGCATCGTCAAGGACTTCCCTGCTGCTGTCTGGACTGCGACTGATCCGATCCCGGAGGCTACTTGGGGCCCGCATGGACCGGACGAGTATTTCGCTTGGGAAGACGTTGCGGCTGCTGTCGCTGAGGGCGGCACGCAGGGCAAGTACGATTACGCCGTCCCGGAAATCCCCCCGCATGTCGCTGCGGACGCAGGCAAGACCCTTGTCGTGAACCCGACGGGTACTGCGATTGAGTGGGGGACGCCGAAGGCTCCAAGCCCGAGCATCTCTCCACTAGGCGTACAGTTCAAGGTACCTTTGGCGTCCTTGTTCACCCTGAACGAGACCCAGTTGACCTTCACCAACCTCGCTTCCATCCCCGTTGAGCACCGCCAGTTCTTCGTGGCTGGTGCGCTTATCCGGACAAGGCTTCCGTTGATCTCGGGGAAGATACGGACCTACCGCATCGTCAAGGATTGGCCTGCTGCTGTCTGGACAGCGGCCCCTCTGACAGATGCTACTTGGGGTCCGCATGGAGCGAAAGAGTATTTCGCTTGGGAGGACATTAGGGATGCTCTCGCTGAGGGCAACACGTTCGCAGGGTGGGAGTATTCCGTCCCGGAAGTCCCCCCGCATACACAGGTCAAGAACTTCAACGACATTCTACGGGTCAACAATAATAACAGTGTTGAGTGGAGGAGTCCCACTCCGTTTACTGAGCCCACGTTCACCGGGGATCGCATTCCCCATGTAGGGGATATCCACTTTGGGCCGTTCGGCTCGGACTTGCAAGCAGAGTTCGCCAACGTGTACCACTCCACTCACAGGGCGTTGTTCAAAGCCGGTAACGTCATGAAGGTAACGGCGGATGATGGGACTGGTGACTACTACCTTCGCATCATCAAGGACTTCCCCGACACCGTTTTCGACACCCTTCCGGGAGCCAACGGATTTGTTGATGAAACCGCAATTGGTGAAGCGACTGACTACATCGCTTGGGAGGATATGGCCTCCATTGCCGCTCACCGCTATAAGGCGAACCCTGCGGGTTCGGGCTGGCTACAAGGCCCGTTCAGTATTCGGGCGAAGGCTCCGGTACTGCCTGCGTTCACCGCTGCCGACGCTGGCAAGACTCTTGCCATCAACCCTGCCGGTAACGGCTTCGTGTGGAAGTAAGGAGTAGCAGATGACACATCCGATTGACGAAGACCTCCTTGAAACTGAGGTGGATGACGCTGGGGTCATCAGCGCAAAGCCGTGGGCCCCGTCACCCTAGTTAGGAGCAGAACATGACCCGGAGCGCCAGAGCACTCGTGGTATAATAGCACTATGCACAAAGAAAACATCCACGGACACATCTACGCTCTTCCTGACTATAACGACAAGTCAGATATTGATGTCATCTTCAAGGACTTTGCCGACACCCTGAATGTGATGCAGATATTTCTCAACCCTACCGCTATGACCGATCAGAACATCAACTCACTGCTTGTCTTTGATAATGGCGCTACATTCAATTTGCCCCCCTCCCCAGTAAACATTCCCAACGGGTCAGAAGCAACATTCATCAACAAAGGCGCAAGTCCCTTGGTAGTCAATGGTGTGTCTATTGCTCAATGGAAGAGCGCAAAGTTTATTAAGTTAGAGGACCACTGGGCAAAGGTGATCTAGGTGTCTCAATACAAGACATATGTGATTCCTGCTATGAATACCCCGGCAGACTTGCCAAAGGCCATTCGTGAGTTTGCTGCCTCCATTACCAATATCTATACAGGCAAACTGTATAGTGACTACCAGATGACCCCAGACGATGTTGATGCGGTGTTCATCGTAGAAAGTGGAGCAACGGTACACATCACTACTCCTCCCGCAGGCCCCGGAGCATTCCCCGTAGGTGGATATTTCGGGGTATACGTGAAGGAAGGATACGCCAAGATCGTCCCCGGCGCAGGGCAGGCAGTACAGAAGGTAAACATCCAAGAAGTACGAGCAGGAGAGTTGGTCTATGTCTATTGCCTTGATACCACAACATTCTATGTGAATAGGGATACTGACGAAGCAGAAATCCCTGATGGTGTGTCTTTTGCTACCGGCCTGCACTTCCTTGCTGATGGAAGGCTGCATTGGAGTGTGTTTCATGGAAGCCTTGGTGCTCCTACCGGATACGAGATAAGGGATCGCAATGGAAATCCAACCACTCTTCCTGTTGCCATTGACAGGGCAAATAGAATAGGCACTATTAACGCAGCATCCTCACAACCACAAACCGACTACACCTTCAAGGTGCGCTCCATCCATGGCAGCATCTACGGTCCATGGTCGAATGTCGTAAGCACCCAATACAATGCACCAAGCAACCCCATTCTTGTTGATGCCAACTCGCTTCACACAGGCAATGGTCAGTTCACGGTAAGGACTGCTGATCCTGCTGATGCATCTAAGTTTACCGTCACGGCAACGGTACTGGGAGGGGGAGGAAATGCATCGGTGGCGGCGGGTAATGGAGGGCAGATTATTACTTGCTCTGGCTCAACAACACAGACCATCAAACTTGAAGCATACGCAGGCTCCTTGAAGTTCTGGGAGCATATAGTCCAAAGGCAGCCACACACTCATAGAAGCGAGAACCACCGATACCCGTGCGGCTCCCACCAGTGCAACTGCTCGTCGTCGTGGGCTGCGTGTGGGTGTGGTGGTTGTGATAGGTACCCGGCTCCGAACTCGCAGTCGTGGGGTCAGTGTGGTTGCGGTCCTGCGTGGGGCATCCCCGACGGCACGATGTGCTGGTATGGTGGTCTAATCACTACTTGTGGGTCATGTACTTCCTACTGTGACAACTGGGTCAGCGTCCTTAACGATGTAGCAGGTTGGCAGAATAGGCACGGAGAATGGTATACAGGATGAGGAGAATAAGATGATAGAGGTACCCTACCCAACAACATGGGTCAGAGATAGAACCATTTTGCGTGTCTTCAATAGCGACGGTAAGGAAATAGCAGACTATGATGGTGCTACTGGCCTTACCTTTATTCTCAAGGAAGAGAATGGAAAGTCTTACATTACTCCTGACTTGACGCACATCGTCCCCGGTAGGTGGGAGTTCACGGGGGTATACATCACAGGTGGTGTCGATGCCCCCATGAAGACAAACGTTGTAACAGAAGCAGGCACCAAGTCCCCAGACAACCATGATGAGGCAGCAGCACAGGAAGCCCATCAGCGTATTCGCAGATCGAAGAAGAACCCGCGAGACTATGATGATAGTCCCTTCCTCTTTGCTCCTATCAAGGAGCGTGATACTCGTATGAGTATCTGCCGGGAGTGCCCACTCTACAACCACGAGTCAGGCACCTGTACCGTCGATAACTCATTCATGGCCCTTAAGACAAACTTGGCCCAGAACGAATGCCCAGAAGGAAAGTGGGGTAAGGCATCCAACTACTCTGACAAGGCATTTGAAGAGCGCCGGAAGAAGATAAAGACCCCGGAGCAGACACAGGCACAGATAGATGACCAAGCAGCATTCGAAGCAAAACTTGCAGAACGGTTAGGTGAATGATGTTTGTTGATGATGAGGTTGCTATTGCTCGCCTCGCCATTTGCCGGGACTGCCCACTCCTATTCAAGCCAACATGGACCTGCAAATCCTGCGGTTGCTTTATGAAAGTGAAGGCCAGACTTGACTTTGCAGAGTGTCCCGAAGGTCACTGGGGCAAGGAAAATAACGATTTAGCAACGTAGCGTGAATGCTACTTCTGTAACTTGACTTTACATTCCTCATCTGGTATGATGAGGCACCTACTACAAATTCAAAGGAGAATGTCATGCTTGTTTTACCCACCACCCCGTCAGTAGACGGAGAGAGCGTTTTTGGGACCGTCATCGGTGGGTATAGGGTAATAGAGTTCTCCGGCTACACCTATGATAAGAATGGCAACAAGCAGCATCACCTATGGGAAGTAGAGTGCGTAGAGTGTGGAGAGCGTTACGTTCGCCAGAAGCAACACGTTAGAAACTCTAAACTTGGGTGTAGCAACTGTAAGGGAGAATTACAGTCTGGAACTCGTAGCGCACACTGGCGTGGAGGAGAGTTTGTTCCTGCCCACTTCGTTGCGAAAGTAAAGCACGGGCTTGAGCGCCGTTCCAGAACACTCACCTTTGACTTGTCGTTTGACTACCTTGATGCCCTGTGGCTTGCGCAGCAGGGACGGTGCGCCTACACAGGAGAGGAACTATGGTTCGGACGCTCAAAGGTGAATGGGAATGCCTCCCTTGATAGGATAGACAGCGCACTTGGTTACATCGAAGGAAACGTTCAGTTCGTTCACAAAGACATAAACATTATGAAATGGGATTTTCCCGAAAGCAGGTTCTTGGAACTATGCTACAAAATAACAGAGATGAGGAATGAAAGTGAGTAAGGTAAATGAGAACGGGTCGTTGGTAGATAGTTATTCCAATTTTATTGCTGTGAGCCGATATGCAAGGTGGATGGAGGACAAAGGCCGAAGAGAGACTTGGCAGGAGACCGTAGAACGCTACATGGCGTTTATGAAGAATCACCTCGTTAAGGAATACAACTATGACGCAGAGGCCCCTATTTTCAAGCGGGTAGAGCAAGCGATCCTCAACCACGAAGTGATGCCCTCCATGCGCTCCCTTATGACCGCTGGCCCCGCTCTGGAAAGAGACAACATCGCAGGGTACAACCCAGTAGTGGGAGGCACCAAGGTTCTCACAAGAGAGTTTGGCGAGGTAGCAATAGGCAAACTTTCCGGCACCACCGCCGAAGTTGTGAATAAAGATGGGAAGTGGGCCGACGCAGAGTTTCATTCCTATGGGGTACAGGATACATTTGAAGTGTCTCTTCACAGGAAGAATTCCCAGTCGAATGAGAGCGTAGTCTGTACGGCAAACCATAGGTGGATAAAGACAGACGGAGAAGTAGTTCCCACATCATCCTTGATGCCCGGTGACCATATTCCTTTCGCAACTGCTCCTCGCCCAGACACAGACAATATTGACTATCGCCTTGGTATCATCCACGGTCTTGTCTATGGCGACGGGACAACTACATATTCACAGGAGCGAACAAAGGGATATCACATTCGTATCTGTGGGGATGGAGAAGAACTGCTTCCTTATTTTGACGAGCACGGAGTTGTCTGCTACCCACCATCAGCAAATGGCGATCCGGTAGTTATGCTATATGGGGCATTCGCCAAGACGCACTCGCTCAAAACCCTTCCATCAAAGGACGAAACGGAGAGTTACCTCCTTGGTTTCTTCCGTGGGTGGTTTGCTGCTGATGGAAGTATCGGCAAAAACAGCAACGGCATCGTCCTTGCCGCTAATGAGGAAAGTGTTGAGTGGGCTAACGATGTCCTACCAAGAATAGGCATCCTCACTAATGGGGCGTGGGAAATGGGAAAGAGGACTAACTTTGGAGACAGAAAGCACAGGACTTTCTCCATCTACCTATCCCGCTCCTCTATGGTAGAAGATGACTTCCTTATTTCAAGAAAGCGTAAGCGCTTTGTTCCACTCCAAGCAGAGTTTATTGTAGATAGCGTTATTGCTACCGGAGAGAAGGAGGAGGTGTTCTGTGCGGAGGTCCCCGACACCAATACTTTCACTCTTTCTGGCGGGGTAGTCACGGGGAACTGCTCATTCATCGCTGTAGACAACCTTCGTGCCTTCGATGAGGCCATGTATATTCTGATGAACGGTACAGGAGTAGGCTTCTCCGTAGAGCAGAAGTACATCGCTCAACTCCCCATCATCGCTGATGAGTTCTACGATACTTCTACTACCATCGTGGTAGAGGACAGCAAACTGGGATGGGCCAAGGCATACAAGGAACTCATCTCACTTCTCGCTACTGGGCAAATCCCCAAGTGGAATATGGACAAGGTGCGCCCAGCAGGAGCACGCCTCAAGACATTCGGGGGCAGGGCATCTGGCCCAGCACCTCTCAAGGACCTTTTCAAGTTCACCGTAGCAACATTTGAGAATGCAAAGGGTAGGCGGTTAAAGCCCATCGAAGCACACGACCTTATGTGCAAGGTAGGAGAAATCGTGGTAGTCGGTGGAGTAAGACGCTCTGCCCTCATCTCACTCTCCAACCTTGATGACTTTGAAATGGCGAAGGCCAAGAGTGGGCAGTGGTGGGAGAGTGATCCCCAGCGTGCCCTCGCCAACAATTCGGCGGTATACAACAGCAAGCCAAGCGTAGCCCAATTCCTACGAGAGTGGAGGAATCTCTATGAGTCAAAGTCAGGAGAACGAGGAATTTACAATATGGATTCAGTCAGGAAGCACATTGACAAGTTCGGAAGAAGAGATTCTAGCAAGGTTGCAGGAACCAACCCTTGTGGGGAGATTCTCCTTAGGGCGAACGAGTTCTGCAACCTCACCGAAGTAGTAATCTCCGCAGATGACACAGAGGATACTCTTAGGGATAAGGTAGAACTGGCAACCATCCTTGGTACTTGGCAGTCCACACTAACTAACTTCAAGTATATCCGCAAGTCGTGGAAGGCAAACTGCGAGGAAGAAAGACTACTTGGAGTTTCCCTGACAGGAATCTTCGGCAATACCCTCACCAACCACTTGCATGACGGCCTAGTGCCTCTCCTAGCCTCTATGAGGGCCGTAGCGGTGTCTGCGAACAAGGGTGAGGCTGAGCGACTGGGTATAAATGAAAGTGCCTCTATCACCTGTGTAAAGCCCTCTGGGACGGTTTCCCAACTCACAGGTGTTTCCAGTGGCATTCACCCATGGTATTCAGAATACTATCTTCGTAGTGTACGAGCAGACAACAAGGACCCGCTCACGCAGTTCCTCAAGGACAGCGGTATCCCCAACGAGCCAGACGTAATGAAGCCAGACACCACCACGGTGTTCTCCTTCCCCATCGCTGCTCCCAAGGGTGCCACCCTCACCAAGGACTTCACCGCCATTGAGCACTTGGAACTATGGAAGGCGTACCGTGAGCATTGGACGGAGCATAACCCATCAGTCACCATCAACGTCCACGAGGATGAATGGATGGACGTAGGTGCGTGGGTATTCGACAACTTCGATGCTATTGGTGGAGTGTCCTTCCTACCAGCGACAGAGCATACTTACGCGCAAGCCCCATACATAGAGATAAGCGAGGTTGAGTATGCCCTCGCAGTAAAGAATATGCCTTCCAGTCTAACGTGGGAGATGCTTTCTCTTTACGAAAAGGTTGATGGAACAACTGGTTCGCAGGAACTTGCCTGTTCAGCAGCGGGTTGCGATCAGGTTGATATAGTCTCCGTAGCGCTTCCAGTAGATATAACAACTGGTGAGTTTGTTGTTCATACGTCTTCCGTTGCTTGAACAAAAACAGCGGTGTGTTCAAGTGTGGTATAATGTCTCTATGAGACAAAGACATTGGACACAAGAAGAAATAGCGTCGTGGGGAGAGGGTATGAAAAAGTGCCGGAAGTGCTTTGGTGTATTCCCTTTTAGTCACTACAAGCGTACAGAAAAAAGAAGTCTGTTCGGAATAGGAAACTACTGTAACTCTTGCCGAGGCGTGAGCGCGAAAAAAATGGACTGGACTGCCGAAGAGAAGGCGGCGTGGCCCGAAGGGCACAAAGAATGTACCGACTGCCGCAAGGTAAAGCCACTTAACGAGTTTCATAAACAAAGTAGTGGAGTAATGGGAAGAACCTCTAAATGTGGGAGGTGTCGGTCGGACATTATGAAAGACAAGAGAAGCAGGGACATCCCGCACTCTCTGCTATATGGCGCAAAAGTGAGGGCAGAGAAAAAGGGTATTCCGTTTGAACTTGATATAGAAGATATTGTCGTGCCCGATGTTTGTCCCGTGCTCCTCACACCCTTTACAAAAGGCAATACCGACACAGCAGCATCCCTTGATAGACTTGACGCAAGCAAGGGGTACGTCAAAGGAAATGTGAATGTAATATCACGCAAGGCGAATAGAATAAAGAACAACGCATCAGTAGGCGACTTACAGAGAGTGGTTGCTTGGATGGTGGAGGCATCGTCCGTGGTATAATAGGATAAGACTTCACCCCTGTTAATAGGTTGTGACGAGGAAGGGCGGTAGGGAATAAAACCCCTGCCGCCTTTCCTTGTACTGGTATAATAGACGTATGACTGTGCAGTCGAACCTCTACGCATCCCGTATTTTCAGCGAGCATCCTATCACTTGCTTTCCGCTGGACGATGTGAATAACCCAGTGGTCAAAGTCACCCGGATAATGAATGATAATGACTTCTCCTCGTGGACGGTAGGCCCCGGTATCGTAGAGGGGTATAACGATCCACCTGACCCTGCTAAGTGCGTCAACTTCACTAAGACATTGGTCCAGCAGCCCTTAAATATTGTTTCGCCTGTCTTTATTCACAACATCAGTGCGGTATCCCAACTGAATGTCTCATTCAGGATAGCGACAGACGCAGTAGGTGCTAAGATTTCGGTTGGGATAGAGACTGATGCCGGTCCCAAGGTCACTCCCACATCATCAACCCTCCCACACAAATTAGACCTTGATGGAGAGGTGGCAGGGGAACTCTCCATTCCCCAGAACACATGGGTTGATGTGAAGGGACACGCTTACGGGTTTGCTTCATCTGAGAAGGAATACAAGATTTGGATTCGCCTCAGTGGAACCCCTCATGGAGTAGACCTCAACTACTGGGTTTCAGACATCACCGTAATGAATGGCACAAAGGACATAACCACCATAATCACAAAAGAATGGAACGAAGCACACTACAACTTTGACCCCATCTTCGGTGGCCTGACCTGCAAACTCCTTGAGGCCGTGCCTTACGCAGGAGCAGATGAGCGTGGCTATTACCTCATAGAAGACGATGAGTTGTTGGCAAAGAACTACGGCATCCCGCTTGTCTATGGTTCAGACAACTCTACAAAAATCTATCCTTCTACACAGACCTACAACATCAGCAAGGCAGAGTATCGGTCATGGTCGCTGGTAAAGAATGATGGTGGCCCAGATAATATCTGGGGAGACTGGAAAAGCCCTCACACCGTACACGACTTGCTCTATGAATACGAGCAGAAGGTGTATTTCCCCTTACCATCTATTGTCCTTCCCGGTCACGGCGTCATCAACCAAGGAGGGCGCTACAACACCTACACCGTAGAGTTCTGGATGAAACTCACCAATAACTCCTTGACCTCCAAGAAGATTTGGGGACCTCTCCGTTCCTCTGATGGACTCTATGTGAAGGACGGTTTCATCACCCTGATGATAGGAAACAAGTTTGCCTCGCATCCTATTGGATCGTGGGGACGCCCTATGCTTATTGATATGATATTCCGCAGGGACCAAGCGGTGCTTGTCATCAACGGAGAGCGCGTAGCGACTGTGCGCTTTGACTCGTCCAAGATAGACCTTGCTCCTGTAGATGAAGACTGGGTGGGCTTCTTCGGGGACAAGGACATCCAAAACTTTGAGATAGACTGCTATTCCCTCTTCCCCTATGCCGTGCCCGACCTTGTAGCAAAGCGTCGTTTCGTATGGGGTCAGGGAGTAGAGAGTGTCGCTGTTGATACTAATGCCTATGACTCGTCACTCGCTTTCATCGACTACCCCGTAGCAGAATACACTACACAGAAACTCTACCCCGATGTGGAGCGCTGGGATGCTGGGTATTCAAACAACCTTGTTGCCACTCGCAACTCCCTATCAACTCCCAACTACAAACTACCAAGTATCAATATCGGCGGGTATACAGAAGATGTCTTCTACTGGGAGAACCTAGTGAAGAATGGGACGGATAATCGACCCGACACCTACTTCACTCTACATCCTGACCCTGCGTGGACGCAGCCCTGCCACTTGCTCTACAACTCTCTCAACGTGCTCAACGATCCGGTTAAGATGATCTACGGCACATTTGAGGGTCTGCGCACACCAGACAAGCAAACACTATTCAAGTTTGTGAATACAGCGAGCAAGCATGAGATAGAGTTCTTCCTCTTGGAAGATAAGGTCAAGGCAGAGTACCGTGGAGACACCACCTTCACGCTCCGTGAGCACACCGTAGACCTCTCTAAGCCATTTGGGGTGGGTATTCACCTAGGGGAACTTTTCGCTTTATACGGGTCTCTGGCTACCCGCTTCTTCGGCACACCCTCACTTGTCCAACTCTATGTAGGTGGAGATGGAGTCAATACCTTTGAGGGCAAGATATACAGGGTTGGCTTCTGTAATGAGGCAAGCGAAGCATCGCTTCCCGACTTTGGGGAGGTAGTCATAGAGTCAGACGTAGAAGCAAAATGGTTTATGACTGCAACAGCATCCTACACACTCAAGGCAAAGCAGGAGTTCAACACCTACTTCCTTGACATCGCTGTATCGGCCTACTGGGAGGAATACTTCCCTCTGTCCTACTTCGCCAAGATGGGATGGACTCCCGAAGGCCAGCAGGTATACGACCTTGACTTCATCCAATACAACAGGGGCTTCCCCACTGTCGCCACACAAGATGTGGATGGAAACTACGACTTCTCCAAGTCTCCCATCAAAACCTATCTCACCTTCCAGCGCCTTACCAACAAGCGCATCATTAGGCACTTGGATGAGTTCCCCAATCACATCTCGCTGGGCAAGCACCGCATCGTGGACACTAACGAGGACAGGGTATTGGTGGTAAACGGAATGACCACCCGCGCTATGACCAACATCTCACAGGAGGCATTTGAAATAACTGACCGCACCATCATCTATCCTCCCAAGCGACTGGGCATCCACAACACCGCTGTCGTCCTCCATCACAAGATAGAGATAGACGGCATCCTTTCCTCTCCCTTCAAAATGCGCTCACAGGCGCTTGCGAGCAAGGTACTGGACGACTTTGATTTCCCCCGTATTGGAACCCGGTATGGATATGAAATCTCTCCCTACCTACGAGCAGGACACTACTACGACTATCGTGGCAAGGTCCCATTCTGCATCTACAAGGGCAACACTCCCTACCTCTATCTCACACAGGATAGCGGCATAGAGGTAGTAGGGACACACGACACTATTGAAAAGGGAATAACACTCCCCATCAACAAGCAACTCGTCCAGTCCTACGATGTCATTATGTTTGAAGTGTGGGTGAACTGGGGAGGCACCGACCAGCAGACACTCTTCTCCCTTGATGCCCCATCGGGGATAATAGACTTTGGAGTCACCAAGGGAACACTCACCTTCCCCTCTATGGGAATGACCTTCTTCCAAGATGGGAATAAGGTGGGAGCCCCTGTGCTCGTCAAGGGTGAATGGACGATCATCGGGGTAGTCTTTAGGCATCCCATCAACTTCGGCAACTATCTTGGAGGCATCAACCTTCTCTCCGGGGCGGTATTCAACGGCATCTCCTTCCACCATCCCACAGGCGCTCAACTCTTCATCCAGAAGGACAAGCGCACTTGGGAAGAGGTTAAGGATGATAATGATGCTGCTACTGTTGATAACTGGGCCAAGTGGCAGCCGATCACACTATCGGATATGCTCTACAAGACAACACACACCGAATACCCCATCGGTCCTGATATGTTTTACGATGTTTACACCGGAACCAACCGCACAATAGTCGATGATACGCACGGTATGTTGCTACAAGAGGACGCAGTAGTGCTGTTTTCTGACATCGAATGGTCAAGTTTCAGTCGTAAACCCCTTTAAGTGGTCGCCTGTGGTATAATATTGGCACCACTAAAGGAGAAATATGTCTAAAACTCGCAGGCTCAAGGTCAACCACAAGGCAGTGAAGAATGCCCGGTGGTCTGTTGTTGATAAGGGCAAGGGGCAGGAGAAACTCGTAGGCTACCAGTATGGTTCCTACTTCTGGATGCTCCTTGATGAGAAGAAGTTGCTTCGTGATGATGATGGAAACCCCCTCAACATCCCCGCACGCAAGGATGACTTACGCGCTATCTCTGAAATAACCAGCGCTGCTCGCTACTACGGATACCCCAACGGCAAGGCCGTGTTTGTAGCGGGGGTAGGACGAGTAAGCGAGGAAGAGTACAGCGAGCAGATAGACAGGTTCGGCAAGGGAGAACTGCTCCTGAATGACTTGGGATCGGTCTACGACGCACAACAGACAATAAAGCACTTGGGAGAGTAAGATGGAAGAGCAGATTATTAACCTACGGACAAGGGACATCGATGAGGATGACCTTGCCCCAGACCCATTCAAGGATGCTGACCCCTTTATGAAGGGGTGGAGTGACCTTAAGGTAATGACGGGAATCTCTCCTAACTTCAAGCGCAAGACTAGCCGGATAGAGAAGGCAATAGGCACCAAGGACGTACCCGCAGGGTACAGGGATAGTAGCGGAATGATCCCACAGGGCCACGCCGATGCCGGTAGCAAGGCCATGAACCCCGGAGACACTATGCGCACCGCCTATGGCCTATTCGATGTAGTTACCCCTCCATACAACCTCTACGAGTTGGCTAACTTCTACGATACGAACTTTGCCAACCATGCTGCTATTGACGCCAAGACAGCCAACGTCGTAGGACTTGGCTATGAATTCCATCCCACCAGAGATGTGATGATTAAGATGGAGAGCGTAGACGACAAGGAGAAGACCAAGAAGGCCAAGCAGAAGATCGAACGCCATAAGGCAGAGATGATCGACTGGCTGGAAAACACCAACGATGAGGACAGTTTTACGGGGGTAATGGAGAAGATCAAGATAGACTTGGAAGCAACAGGAAACGCTTACATGGAGATAGGCCGTACCGTTACAGGGGACATCGGCTACATCGGTCATATCCCCTCCACCACGATGCGGGTACGGAGACTGCGTGACGGCTACGTTCAAATCATTAGCAACCTAGTAGTCTACTTCCGCAATTTCCAAGCAACCAACCCCAACCCCATCACCAATGATCCTCGTCCCAACGAGATTATCCACTTCAAGTCCTACTCTCCCATCAACACTTTCTACGGGGTACCGGATATAATCTCTGCTATGTCTGCCCTGATAGGCGACACTATGGCTGAGCAGTACAACATCGACTACTTTGAAAACAAGGCAGTCCCCCGCTACGTCATCACCTTGAAGGGTGCGAAGTTCTCTGCCGATGCAGAGGATACGATGTTCCGCTTCTTCCAGACGAACCTACGGGGCCAGAACCATCGCTCGCTCTTCCTTCCTCTTCCCTCCGATCAGGATGGGAACAAGGTAGAGTTCAACATGCAGGCGGTAGAGAACCAAGTTCAGGAAGCGTCCTTCGACAAGTATCGGAAGACCAATAGGGATCAAATCCTCACCGCACACCAAGTTCCCCTATCCAAGTTGGGTGGGACAGACATTGGTGGCCTTGCTGCTGCCCTCGCACAGGACCGCACCTTCAAGGAGCAAGTAGCACGCCCAGCGCAGGGTAGACTGGAAAAGCAGATCGCCAGAGTCATCAGAGAGAAGAGCGACATCCTAGAGTTGAAGTTCAATGAGTTCACTCTCACAGACGAGACAGCACAGGCTGCCATTGATGACATTTACCTTAAGGATCAGGTCATCACTCCCAACGAAGTAAGAGAGTCTCTGGGCAAGGGTCCTCTCCCCGGTGGGGACAAGGTATTTGAGCAGGCACCCAAGCAGATTGCCTCTCAGAAGAATGATGAGAAGGGCACAGACGAGCGTTCAATTGCTCGTGCTACGAACGCAACAGACAGCACATCCACGCCTACTGGTCGTAATGCCAAGGGCGAAGGCCGTGCGGTGCAAGGAAAATAACAGTTGTATTACGTTCGTGAAAACGGATGGTATAATAGGAGGCAGCATGGACATTAATAAGGCACACTTCAATGTTACAGGCGACGACGTTCGCATCTCTATGCCTATTGAGAAGGTAGACAGAGAGCGTAGAGTTGTCTCTGGATGGGCTACTGTCGCATCACCAGATGAGCAGGATGATGTCATCGACGGCAAGGCTTCTCTCAGGGCATTCTCAAACTGGCGGGGTAACATCAGAGAGCAGCACTCAAACCTCGCAGTAGGAAAGGCACTCTCCTTCAAGGAGGATGTCTACTACGACACCAACACCAAGCAGTTCTATGACGGCATCTATGTCTCTGCCTACATCAGCAAGGGCGCACAGGACACTTGGGAGAAGGTCCTTGATGGAACACTCACAGGGTTCTCCATCGGTGGTTCAGCAAAGAAGACCGAGACCGTCTTTGATGAGAGACTCAATAAGCCTGTGCGAATCATCAAGGAATACGACCTACATGAACTATCCCTTGTGGATAACCCAGCAAACCAGTTTGCAAACATCCTCTCTATTCAGAAGGGGGTAGCGACAGGAATGCTCGCTACCGCTCTCATAGAGAATGTCTTCTGGTGCGCTGATGACGATGTAGTCCAACTTTCCACTTCACACACCTCCGAGTGTCCTCGTTGTGACAAGGAGATGAGCACTATCGGTTTCGTAGAGACAAACGATGCCGACAGGGCCGAGGTAGTCAAGGGGATGCTAACAAAGGTAAAGGAGGTAAACAGTATGGAAACAGATACAGTAGAATCCGAGGTCGTTGCAGACCTTGAGAAGTCAGTTGAGGTTGAGGCCAAGATCGAAGCAGAAACCCCAGAGGACGTAGTTGCCGAAGCGGTTGCCGAGGCTGTAGAAGGTGATGTGGAGGTTGAGGACCCCGCAGACCCAGAAACACCAGAAGAGCCAGAGGCCGATCCTGCTGCCGAAGTAACGGCGGTAGTCAAGTCTCTCCAATCACAACTTACTCAGGTCATTACTGCTCTTGCTGACACCGTAAGCACACTGAACGCTAAGGTAGACAGCCTACAGAAGGATATCTCCGGTGTTCAGGCCGAGGTGGAATCAGTCAAGGGTGGAATTAATGAGTTTGGAATGCGTGTCCAGTCAGTAGAAAAGGACACAGCATTCCGCAAGTCTGGCGACATCGGAGATGTCGTGCAGTTCGAACCTGTAAAGGTTCAGAAATCACTATGGAACGGCGTATTCCTCACAAAGTCCGACCTATTCCAATAGAAACAAAAATTAACAGGAGGTGACATAAAATGTCAGAAAACACAAAGATTGAAAAGGCAGGAGCAGAGCGTACCCAGATGGGGACAGAGCCTGCTGGTCCTGATGCTAGCCCCGAGCAGGGGCATTCGCTAGACGGAATTTCTACAGACGCTACCTTCGCAGGTAGAGCAGTAGAAGACGGATACGGCGTACATGCCTCAGGCGTATTCGCTGCTGGTGGTGTAGGCAACCTTGACGACGGCGCAGCCGTGGCAGGCCCAAACGCCAATCAGCCACAGACTTGGGGATTCCTAGGTCAAGCCTCTAACCAGTTTGATGGGAACTATCCCGGTGGGAAGAACTCTTCAAACCCTAGCGGTGATGTCGGTGGACGCTTGCGCTACGATCAGGCACAGCGCTTCATCGATTATGTCTGGAACGCAACCGTTCTGGCGAACGATGGTCGCAAGGTCACGATGCGTGCGAACACAATGGAGATTGAGAAGGTCAACGTTGGCGAGCGCGTCATCCGTGCGGCAAACCAAGCAGACGACACTTACGTCAATGCTGGGGCACGATTCACGAAGGTAGAACTAGTAACCACAAAGATTCGTCTTGACTGGGAACTCTCTACTGAGTCACTTGAGGACAACATCGAAGGTGCAGCATTTGAGGACCATCTGGTTCGCCTGATGACTAACGCATTCGGTAATGACCTTGAGGACCTCGCTATCAATGGCGACAAGGGCTCCAATGATGCTTTCACAAGCATCATGGACGGCTTCGTCAAGATTGTCCAGCAGTCCATCGGTGCAGGCGCAGGCGGTGGCACACACGAGGCCAAGAACCCAGCAGGAACCGGCACACCCGCTCCCGGTACGACTGGTCCAGCCATTACCCAGTGGAAGCCAGAGGTCCTACAGGGTCTCATCCTAGCGCTCCCACGCAAGTACCGTGCGATCCGCACAGGCATGAAGTTCTACTGTGGAACAGACACCTTTGCAAACATCGTTGCTAACAACGGAACTGGCCCTCTATCCTACGACAACAACGTAGCAACAGAGGCTTACCGGAACAACTGGCTAAGTGGAACAGACCAGACCTTTGGGCCTGCTCGCACAACCCGCGTTCTTGGTATTCCAGTCCTAGAGGTTCCCTTCTTCAAGGAGGACTACGTTGAGTTGTCTTTCCCAGACAACCGCGTATGGGGCCTACAGCGCGACATCACGGTAAACCGTGAGTACCGCGCCAAGAAGGACACCATTGAGTACACTGTCTACATCCGGTTCGGTATCAACATGGAAGAACTGGACGCAGTTGCTTGGATGGACGCAGCAACAGACGCTCCGTAAAACTAGCGTACCGCGTGCGGGGAGGTGCCTTCGGGTGCCTCCCCAAACGCTTTTCTGGTATAATAGACCTAACACCTACAGGAGGATAAATGTCTAAGCCAACCAAGTCAAGCAACATGAAGGCCATACGAGCCTATGCTGACGAGAAGGAAATCGTTCTACCCTTTGGAGTAACCAAGGCCGACGCTCTCAAACTCATCGATGAACTTGATAGTGACCTTATGAGTGAAGGAGAAATCACTGCTCCCACTACAGAGGTAGAGCAGACAGCGCTAGAGCGCAACAACGTCATCGGTCCACCCAAGGTAGAGAAGGCTACCAAGTCTGACTATACTCCCCCTGTAAGGGAAAAGGAAGTCATCTGGTCTGATCGCAGTCTCTACCTCATCGGCATCGGCGGGGTAAACAAGGGATACAACCTTCTCTGGGCATCACAGGTAGAGCCCTTCCTATTGGAGCGGGGCATCCGTCGATGCACAGACGAGGAACTCAAGGAGTATTACGGGAGGAAGTAATGGAGCACAGCATACTGAGGCAACTAGGCAGCACCATCAAAGTTGAGGCAGAGATGTCCAACGGGCATGAGGTGTGGATCGAAACCCCAGTATATGTGAAACTCTTCAACGCTCACGGAATACACTATGAATTCATAGCCGAACTCAATGGCAATAGTGTCGTGTGGCCCTATGCCTACACGACTACCAATTGTGAACTTGAGTTTGAGATTCCTGCCTACGTTGCCGATGGTGACTATGAGATGGTGCTGACTACCTATGGCAAAGGACCTAATGACAAGGACGGGTGGCAGGTAGAGACACTCTCAGTAAATACACCCTACTACCTACCCGCCAACCCCACAGAAGAGGACAAACTCTATGCTCGTCTGGTAGTGTCGATTATCAACGCTGCTACTGGTGGGCAGTTCGGTGTATCCTACCGTAAGATTGAGGGAGAGGGATTGGGAACAGACTACTTCCCTGTGCCTATGGGGACTACCGGGGTTTTCAAGGTGTGGGAGAACAACGTGATGGTGTTCGAAACCCCCAGCGCCCTGCGGTGGCCCGTGTGGTATGGGCTGTCCTATGACGGTACTGCTGTTACCGCAGGGTGGAACGGTGCGTGGAACAGGCTCGCAGGCGTCCATGCTGCCTCTCATTATGACGGGCACATCGACACAGACACCTATGGATGGTTCGGAGGACAGGAGTTCATCGGGCACACCAGAAGAGGGCTCTTCCCCAAGGACAGCACATTCGCTTTCCTTCTACAGATGAATGGTGGCGCTGTTCCACAGGACATCAAGGATGCTGCTTACCTGCTATTCAACGATATGAAGTGTGGCAAGATGGACCAACTCAACAGATACATCAGCGAGTATTCCACCGATCAGTTCAAACTTCGTTTTGCCTCTGGTGCCCACGCCGGTACAGGAAACAAGATAGTAGATGACATCCTTGGAAAATACAACACTACCGTCCTTGGTAGGATCGGCGTCCTCTAATGGGCATCCTTGACTGTGGATTTCTCTATTCGATGCAGTTGACTATTGCCTACTCTACCCTGCGGCAGACAGAGTTGGGGAAGATAGAACACAACTGGGAGACAAACCAGCAGACGCTCCGGGGCTACGCCAACGTAATGGGCACAGTCGATCTAAAGCCCCTACGAGCCGAGCGAGAGTATCTCTACAAGAAGCAACTGAATGCTCGCACCAAGGTTGATCCTCGCATAGACGCACAGGGTAACTACCATCCCATCACAGAGATGCTGGTGCTGGACATCACCGCAGATGGAAAGTCATTATGGACACACGATCAGGCAGAACTGGCAGGTAGGCCACTACTCCACGATGTGCTGAGTGTTGAGCCATTCGTCAACCCGTGGAACGAAATAGAATACTACAAACTGCTGCTTACCCGGTCAGAGAACCAGCACCTTGAGGATGAGCCGTATGGTTACGCTCAAGTTCGACCTTAATGCTTTCAACAAGCAGGTAAAGGACTTCACCGACTATGCCGAAGGGTTTATGACGGGCATAGAACAAAATAGAATGGCCTTCAACCAAGAACTTGGTGCCCTTATCGCAGACATCTTCTATCGCTATGTTGACCTCGCTGCGCAGACAGACCCAGCATCACTCCACCACGTCTATGAATGGAACAGAGTAGGCGATCCAAGTGCTCGCCTCTTCACCATCACTCCCGTCGCCTCTCCATTCAGCATCAGATTTACTGGTAGTTTTCTACCCTCAGCCTCAACATCGGATACATCGGATACCCCGTTCGTAGACAAGGCAAATGTGATGGAGAATAGTATCGACGTGACTATCTCCCCCAACGATGGTGGCGTGCTGGCATTCGAAGGGGACGATGGAGAGATGGTCTTCACTACTGAGGATATCTACATAGCAAATCCCGGTGGAGATGCCGTCGCAGGCAGTTTCGGTAGGGTAGTGGAAGAGTTCTTTGGCTCCTACCTATCGCAGGGTGTCCTACGTCGCATCTTTGCAGACTTGGAGACTATGGATGAGTTCCGAGGTAAGGGTGGACGAGGTGCTGGTATAATGGACGGTAGAAGATATTACAGCATCAAGGGGAGCGTTACACTATGAGGAATCCAACTCTACTGTCTGAACTGGACGTAGCAGCAGTCTACATCAACAACTACCTATGGGGAGTCATCAAAAAGATAGACCCTGACTTTGTATCCAGTTACAACGGCATAGTACCTTTCTTCCCGCTTAGTGAGTCTGCGAGTGGCGATGCTCCGTGGAATGACAAACCATCGATAGTGTACGACCGCCTTTTCACAGTATCGAAAAGCCCTTTCTACCCTATTAAAACTGAGCAGATACACTATGCGGTCAAGGCTACGGAGAACCAGAGTCTCTACCTTGGGAGCGCCATTCAACTCATCCTTGATAGACAGGATGATGCTGCGAAGGACATAAACGAGTTTATGAGCATTGCCTACCCGGAAAGTGCTATTAGGTTTCATCACCTACGAGTATACCAGCCTGCGTCTGCTGTGTCCAAGGCCGGTGGTGGAGTGAGGGATTTCACCACCCGCCAGTACCAAGTGTCCAAGTTCTTCGTGGATGCGGAGTACCACACCTGTGCGTATGACGATCCCAAGTTGTTCTCCCTCGTGCGCTAAACGCCGGGGAGAGGCAAAACGGATGGTATAATAGACCTTGTGAGGAAGACCCCCTACCATAGTTAAATAAAAACTATGAAAGTAGAGGTGAAATAATAATGGCATATTCAAGAGGCGACTCTAAGAACATCATCATCGGTGCGGCTGCGATCTTTACTACAAAGAAGCAGATCGATCCCGAGAAGGAAGCACTGACAACCCCAGATGCCTCGTACCTTCCACAGGTACCAGACTTTGAGGACCAAGTACCATATGTAGAGACCCTTTCTGCTAACCCCGCAACTCCTAACGCTGGATATACTTCCAACGGTCTGGAAATGACATTCACACCAAACTTCGGTGAGGTGTCTGTCGATCAGTTGCTTGACTCCGCTAAGTTGTTCAAGCAGGGTATGCAGGTAGAACTCAAGACAGGTATGGCTGAGTCCACGCTAGAGAACCTACTCTTTGCTATCGCAGGAGCATCTGGCGACCTAGTGGCTGGAACTCTATCTAACCCAACTGATAAGTCTATCAAGACTCCTGCGGTTATCTCTCCCGGTAATCAGCCAATGGCAGAGCATAGCGCATCCAACAAGTTCCTAGAACTATCATCTGGTAAGTTGGGTGAGTGCCCCGTAGAGCGTGGCATTATTGCTGTTGGTCCCGGCCCCGGCGAGTGTGGCGTTGGTGAGGTTGTAGAGCGTATCTACATCGCTTACCGTGCTCTCTCAATGAGCGCTGTAACGGTCAACATCAAGCGTGACGCTGCATCGGTATTCGATGTAACGTTCCGTCTGCTCCCAGCGAACAATGGCTCATACGGTCGTATCATCGACCGTGTGGTTGCTAAGAGTTCTGCTGAGTCAGCAACCGCAGTAGGCGCTCTAAAGCCTAATGCTGCTAACGCGGCAATGGGTGGAACCGAAAAGGACACCGTAACTCGCGCATAACAACTAAATAGCCACTACCCCCGAACCCCAGAACAACTGGGGGGAGGGGGTTTTGGTATTTGTGGTATAATGGTCTCCTACACAGAAGGAGTAACAAATGGCTACAGAAGTTTTTGAAACATCAGAGGTACTACTAATGGACGGCACTGAAATCAAGATGCGTCCTCTCAAGATTTCGCTCTTCCGCAAGTTTATGAAGAAGTTCGCTGAACTACAGGCAGTGGCGACAGACAACGATGCTGCTACTGAGGTCCTGATGGACTGCGTAGTCATCGCTATGGAGCAGTATTCCCCACCGTGGGCAGACAAGGCGCTCCTAGAGGAGAACATCGACCTACCCACCGTCTACAAGGTTCTTGAAGCAGCATCGGGTATTAAATTCGACGCAGAGGGAAACCCGACAGCGGCGGCTCTAAGTGGGAAGATTTAGACCTCGCCGCTATTGAAGCGGAAGTCTTCCTCGTCGGTTCGTGGAAGAGCATTTGGGAGTTAGAAGATAGTCTCTCTATGCCCGAGTTGACTGCCATTCTCAAGTCATCCCGTGAAGAAGTCTACGAAACACGCAAGTTTGCTGCTGCCCTCAAGGGTGTTGACCTTGATGCAGAGTCCGGTAGGACAAGTGGGAATGAGTCATTCGATGATATGCAAGCACGCATTTTCAGCGGCGGTAGAGCAGAGAATGCCTCTGACATTGTATCCCTCTATGGAAAAATGGGCTTGCAGGAAGGCTTCCAAGTATCAGAGGCAATGAGCGCAGACACCTCCTACATTCGCATCCGTGATGGAGAAATGAAGTCCCCATTTGGATAGGCCCCTGTCTGGTATAATAGGACACGAGGATATCTATGAGTGACATTAATGCCAACCTGAATGTAAGCGCCGATGTTGGTCAAGCGCTCGCACAGTTGCGCCAGTTGCAGCAACAGATATCCGAAGTATCGGTGGCTGCTGGCAGACTCAACCTCAGTCAGACGATGACCAACGCAGGAAACTTCAACTATGCTGTTAATGGTATAGGGCAGTTCCGGTCAGAGATAGTCAAAACCTCTGGTGCTATGGCTACTCTGCAAAAGCAGATAGACACCAACAAGTTGACTATGGGACAGATGTTCCAGAACGCTACTGGCGCTGCCAAGGGTCTGAATGTCTTCTCCAACAACGCTGCACAGATGACTGACCTTGCTACTGATAGGGCCATGCGCCTTAACACCCAGTACATTACGCTCACCGACAGTATCACAGGGATGCAGCGAGTTGTGGCGACCCGCCCACTATCAGCCCTTGGAATGGATGCTGACATCGCAGCGCAGAAGTCCCAACTACTCAACAAGTCTATTAGAGACTTGGGAACCTCCATGCAGAACTGGGGCAAGAATACCCAGTGGGCTGGTAGGCAACTCACAGTAGGTTTCACCGTTCCCCTGATGCTCTTCGGGCGTCAGGCAATGAAGGTATTCTCTGACATCGACAAGGAAATGCTTGCCCTGTCTCGTGTCTATGGAGACTTGGATACACAGTCATCAGAACTTGACTCCGTGAAGGCCAGTATTCGTGACCTCGCTGTTGAGACAACTAAGTGGGGCATGGCTACAAAGGATACCATTGGTATCGCTGCCGACCTTGCTGCTACCGGCTTGGCTGGGGAGGCTCTTCTCAAGTCAACACAGGCAACGACACGACTCGCTACTCTTGGCATGATGGACAATGAGACTGCTATGCAGTCCATTATCTCTATGTCTACTGCATTCAAGCAGTCATCAGAAGAGGTTGCCGAGTCGGTCAACTTCCTCAACGCTGTAGAGAACCAGACCATTCTTTCTATTCAGGATATGTCAGAGGCAATTCCCCGCGTTGCTCCCGTCATCCAAGGTCTTGGTGGAGATGTAAAGGACCTCGCTGTCTTCCTTACTGCCATGAAGGAGGGCGGGGTAGGCGCAGTAGAAGGAGCCAACGCTCTCAAGACATCGCTTGCTCGTCTTATTGAACCAACTAAGCAGGCACGCGAGGCTCTCAATGGAGCAGGCATTGCCATTGACGACATTCTTTCTTCTAACCGTGGAGACCTACAGGGACTTATCCAAGACTTTGGCAAAGCACTCAACGGAGTAGATGAATTCCAGCAGCAGCAGGTACTATCCGCTACCTTCGGTAAGCAGCAGTTTGCACGAATGGGTGCTCTGTTCTCCAACATCAACAGGGAGAATGGGCAGGCTCAGAAAGCATTTGCTCTGACAGAAAAGAGCGCACAGAACCTTGCTGCACTTGCAGACTCCGAACTTTCCAAGATCGAAGAGTCTGTCTCTGTTCGCATGACTGCGGCGGTAGAAAGACTGAACGCTGCTCTCGCCCCCATCGGGGAGATGTTCGCACAGGTAGCCATTCCCATCATCAACGCTATCTCATCTATCCTTGAAGCATTCAACAGCCTGCCAGACCTTGCCAAGTGGGGAGCCTTTGCAGCAGTTGGCATCATCGCCATAGCCGGTCCCATTATGATGCTCGTCGGTCAGTTTGGAAACCTCATCGGTGCATTCACCAAGGGCATTGGAGTCATGCACACCTTTATGACAGGGGCCAAGTACCTCTCTGGTGCTGAACTTGACCTCATGGCCCAGACACGCTCTCTTGATGGTGCTATTGATGGACTGACTGGAAGTTTCGGAGCACAGGGTGGGGCGATTGAGGGACTCATCGCACGCTATCGTGAACTCTCACTCGCTATGTCTGCTGTTGCTCCCGGTGCCCCATCCATGAGAGCGGCGCAGATGCGTGGAGCAGTCATGCTTGCCTCTGGTGGGCATGTGCCCGGTACAGGAGATGGAGACACCATCCCAGCCCTACTCACTCCCGGTGAGTTTGTTGTAAGAAAGCCGGTAGCACAGAAGCACGGGTCATTCCTCAACGCACTAAATGCCGGTAGAGTAAAGGGCTTCGCCAAGGGTGGCTCAACTATCCCTACAACGCACGGAGATATTGTTCTTGATGTTGAACTTGAAGACAAGTCTCTGGGGCTCATTACCAAGAGAATAAACTATGCTCTGTCTAATGGACTTGACTTTACAGAACTCCAAACCGCTGTAACACAGGCAGTATCAACAGGACTGGAGCGCGGAGGAAAACTCACAGGTAAGAAGATAGACGATATTCTCCGACACGAAATGGGTTATGGAGGGTACAACGGAGAAGGCCCTATGACCAAGCGTGGTGGCTCGTGGCAGAACTCACACCTTGCTGATGATACTACCGTATCAGCAGGAAGATATAGGCCAATAAACTCTGCTGCATCACGCAGACTAGCAGACTTCATCGCCGCTGGTGGTGGAGGGGCTATTGACATTACCAGACTGGGTAACCTTACAGGTCGCCTGCCGGGGGCACTCAACCAAGCCCTTCGTGGTGGAGGAGATCTTGGAGGTAACATAGTCAGAGATATGGTCCTACAAGAGTCATCAGAGATATTCAACCCATTAAGAAACCAACTCATCCACTATGCTAAGGTGACTGGCATGAGTGCAGAAGAGTTCATGGCGAACTGGCGTGCTATCGACCAAGCACAGGCAAACTTGGAAGAGGGGGTAATGAGTTGGACTGCTGATATTCGCGTAGCAGAAAACGCCACAGAAGGCGTAGACGAAGCCCTCAATACCCTGATAGCATCAGCCATTCGTGCTTCTGGAATAGACGAAGAGTTTATTGGTGCAGTAGAGGCTGGAGGAGCAACAGGGCGAGTAAACCTTAGAGACCCAAGCAAACTCCCTCCGGGCTACTCTACTGACAGTCGTGGAGGCACTCGCACCGTCATCGATCCCTCTGGGCAGGCAGTATTCGGGCACGGCAACACGAGCACACTATTCGCCGGTAGGGAGGATGTCCTCCCCTACGACAAGGCATCTATCAATATAGAAATAGAGAAGATCAAGGGATACTTGATCGCCCAGTACCCTGAACTCCAAGCAGTAGGCAAGATGACCATGGAGCAGATCGCAGAGGGGCTGCGCATGGGCTCTATTGAGATAGACGCCGTAGCACGGGCAGAGATAATGCAGTTGATGGGTGTTAT